CGCATTTGCAGTGTCAGCGTCAGTTCCGGTGTAGCGGCGGAACTGGTTGCGAAGATCAGGGCAGCGAAAACCGCCACCGCCGAGATCCACGAATTTATGCATGCCTGCAACCCACTGACCAGATGGAATAACCAGGCCATTCTCCTGAGCATAGCCCCACAGTGCGGCATAAGCGGTCTTGCTCAAGGTGCCCCCAACCGCATCAATCTCGCTAGCCAACGGCACAGTCGTATGCCCGTCCAGAGGACGACCACATAATGGCGACCTATATCCAGTGAAATACTGGCTCACCGACCACAACCATACCTCGGCGGCTTCAACTACAATAATCGGGCCAACGTTCTCCGCCGGCAATTCGAGGATCGAGTAAATCTTCGGGTAATTATCTCGAAGATATACGGCAGTTGCATATTGAGGGTGGGGGTCCGGGTCGGCTTCATGATCGCTCAACAGTGCAACAGCGGTGCTCGCACTCGGATCGACCACGATATTCACTGCACCGCCGACCGCGGCATCAACGAACAGATCATGCGTCCAGGCGAAGTCCACGCCGACGGACATGACAGCGATATGGCCCTCTTCCTCGGACCAGTAGGCAAAGAGCGCTGAACCCTCGGCGCCCGGTACACCACTCCAGACACCAATCTCGCTGACCTCGTAGGGTGCCTCGATGTCGGCGCCGGAGAAGAGTGCAGAGACGCGCAGTTGGGTGAGGCTGACTTTTCTGCCGCCGGAAATCGTGGCTACCTGCTTGGCATCGACCAACGATTCCTCAGAACCATCGACAACTCGATTCCCAGCGCCGAACTGAATGTGCGTCAGGTCAAGGTTGAACCCCGTGTTTTGCGCGTTGAAGAGCGCCGCTTGGCCGGCGGCCGTGATTTTCATGTTGATCGTCGCGCTCACGCGGCACCCCCTTGCGATCTCAGAAGCTGGGCGCCGTGCATGACGCCAGCCGTGGTGAAGATTGTTTGACCCTCAAGGCGAGGGTCTGCCCGCAACGTGCCGGCACTCCTGAGACTCTGAGTGATGGACCCGACCATAATCGGCCGGATTTTCCCGATGCTGCTGGTCGCTACGAACCGCAGGTCAATCACAAACCGCGCAGGGATGACCTGCATCATGCAACTCATGATGAGGTACACCGATTCGGGATCAGGGAAGGCATTGATCGCGATTCGGATGCGACTAGTCAGGTAGGTGTCCGGCCCCTCCGATTCGCGCAGGTCCGTCGGATACTCAATCCCCTTTCCGTGCCAGAGCTGCACAGCGTCGCCGATGTTCGGGAATAGGACTTGCAGGTAGGTCCGCAGGAAATGCAGCCCGCGGCCCTGTACGTTGCCCGACTTCCAGGCCCTGTACAGGTAGCGTGTGGCCGCTTCCTCTCGGTCGCCGGGCAGCAGCACCAGCCCATCCGTGTTCACCATCTTGCGCACCAGGTCAAAAGACCCAAGGTGCGCGGCGCCGAGCACGTTCACATCGAAAATCGCGGGCGCCAGAGCGGAGCCGAAGAGGTCGAGGAACAATTGCTTCAGGTCGGCCTCGACATCGTTTTCGGTATAGCTGGCTTCCAGTGGTGCCAGCCGCGGCAACTCGGCGTTCGAGAAATCGAAACCCATGCCCACCTACCCGCCCCACGAGGGGGTAACGATGCTGGCCGAGTCCACCGTGACGATCAGGCTGCTGGTGTCCACGAAGCGCCACATCTCCGGGCGCAAGGTCAGATCATCGGGCGCGCTGATGTTCACGATCAGGTCTGCTGCGCCGGCCGAAAGCGCCTGGATCTGCTTGCGCAGCAGGTCGTAGACCTGCACGTAGAGCGGGCGGTTGCGGCCCCGCCGCGATGCGGCAGCCGCCTCGCCGAATTCACCCAGCACGGTCTCGATGATCTGCTGGCGCACATCGCTCGCCACGTAAGATGTGGACACCCGGGCGTTGATCGACATGGCAATCTTCGAACGCACCGCAGTGAAAAAGTAGACTCGATAGCTGTTGTCTGCCGACAGGATGGCGGCCTTGATGGCGCGCTGGGTGTCGGTCAGGTCGGCATCGTTGAGTTTGGTCGGCGCCACCGGCTCGTTGGGGTCCGGCTCTTCGAGCACGGCTTCCCCGCCCTCGGCAGACATGCAGGCCACGAACAGCGCGTTGATGTTGTCCTGGCTGGCACCGCGGACAGCCTCTTCCTGCGCCTCGTTCCAGACGGACGAGAATTGCAGGCTCGGGAAAAGCTTGCGCACCAGGAAGTCGAATTCCCCCATGAACACGGCGTTGTCGTCGTAGACCGATGGATAGCGCGACAGGTCGCGCAGCACGGACATGGGAATGGGGTTCTGGCCGGCCAGGAGCAGCGCGTCCATCTTCATCTCAACGCTCGCTTCCGCAGGAGAGCCCAAATACTCGAAGGAGAACGGACTTCCGAAGGCCGGGTTCACCGCGCCGCCGGTGTAAAACACGGCCAGCGCAATGACGGTGCCGTCCGGCGGCTGCGTGCCCACCACGCCATCGAATCCGAATCGCACGTAGACCTGCTGGCGATCATCGGCTTCGACGTGGAACACGCGCTCGCCCACTCCAGTGTTCACGTAACGGTTGCGATAGGCGTAGTCGCCCTGGTCATCGCTGACCGAGATGGAGCACAGATAGGAGCCATCGTCGGCCACTGGTATCGGGATAGCGTAGAAAGGCTCGCTGCCAGCCACGGTATGCGTGATCGTGGTGAGGCTCATCTGGCTGGCTTCGAACGTGGCCTCTCCGCCGGCGGGCACGCTGGTCGGCGTCTCGATACGGTACAGCAGCCCCGACGAATCGAGCATCGTCCGGCCGGACTCGACCGCGAACGCCGCCGTGCCACCGTTCGCCGCCCGCACGCGCACGCGCGCAGGCGTGCCCTTGCGCACGATGCCGCGCATAGCGGCGTCGGCGAGCACCGTGCTATCGCGGGCCTTCTCGAACGGCTCGGCCTGCGCGGCGTCAACCTGCGCCGACAGCATCCCCATCATCGTCGCCATCGCGTCCAGGTTCTGGATGATGCGCGGGTCGCCCGCCTGATACAGCGGCGCGATGGCCGGGTAGTTGACGATGGTGTCGCGGATGAGGTTCTGGAAATCTGCCTTGGTCAGCACGTCACGCCCCTGGAACCTGAATAGCTTGGCCGGCCACCTCGACAATCAGGTCGAGGCGATCCGGTAGCGACGGCACGCCGTACAAGTTCAGGGAACCCGCCGGCAGGGCCTGAAGCACCGGCACATCCAGCCGCATCTTTTGCAGGAACGCCTCTGGCGCCCCATCAGCCTGTGGGAGTTGAAGCATGGACTTGGCATCCTGACCGTAGTCAGAGCCCAGATAGCCGCTCACCGGCGTGTTGAGCCAGTGCCGCACCATGTTTTGAATGTCGCTTCCAGTGATCGTCGCCATGTCCCAAAGCCTAGTGGTCGGGCAACGACAGGAAATGCGAGGTTTTCCGGGTTGAAGTGGACGACAGCGGCTCGCTTTGGTAAATTTCAGGTGTCAGCCGCGCCCACGGGCCGCCTCTCCAGTAGAGTCCCGTGCGTAGCCCCGTCAGCAATGGAGGGTGTCACCGGCGACCACAGAAGGGGCAACATCATGGGGACGACGCGGCGTAGACCCCATGAGCGTAGGCTGGAATGCGCCTGAAGCCGCATCCAGCGCACCCCCTTCCCCCCTCTACTACCGGGCGAATACGGTCAGCGTCCAGGCATTCCCACCTGTCAGCTTCACCAGATGCACCTCGGTGCCATCCTGGCCCACGATCACCCGCGTGGCTCGGCCGATTTCATGACGATCAAGCTCCCTTCCTTCGGCGATGGCGTACACCATGCGCCGCAGTAGCGCCGCCGTTTGGTGATGGTCATAGCCATCCTTCCGCCGGCGCGACTCCAGCGCATGGGCCAGGCCCTTTGCCCCGCGGCGCACGCCTCTGCTGTTTGGCGGAGCCCCCTCATCACCCCACACGAAATCCACCCAGCCCAGGCCCTCCCGGTACATGGCGCGGTGCACTGTGGTCTTTCCCTTCATGGCTTTGTCGAGCGCAGCCAGGCCGCGCTGGACATTTGCCTTGCCGGTGGGTACTGCGTCCAGTATCACCGGGCACAGGATGGCCCGGTACTCATGCAACGCCAGCATCGCGCTACGCCCCCAGTCCGCCGGTGACGATATGCGCCATGCCACGCTCGCGCAGATCCTGGCCCACGTCCGATGGCGGCGAGGCGATCACTGTCGGCTTGCTGTTGTTCGAGGCCAGCGGCACATCGATCCTGGGCGCCTCGGCCACGGCCGGCACCGACGGGCCGGCCGGCATCGCCGGCATTCGCGCGGACGCCACGACGGGTATGGCCGGACTAGCGATGCCGGCGGGAACAGGCGGCGGCTTGGGGTCGTCGGCCGCAGCAATGTCGGCAAACCTCTCCCGCGACTGCGACTGCCGAGCGTCCGCTGCAAAAACATCACCGCGCCGCATCATCTGCCCCATGCGCGAGTAGGCATCGGCAGTCGTGACATTGCCGTCGCCATACAGGCTCTTGTTGCCGGAAATGACAGCCTCGACACGGGCTCGCTGCTTGTCCGTCTTCGCCCCCTGCAACAGCGCCTCGCGCACCGTCATAGCGGGGTTCTGCTGCATTCCGGTCAGCAGGTTCTTGGCGTCCTTGTCGCCAAGATTGTGGAAGGCATAGACGTTTGCGTCATCGTCGGCACCGCCATACTTGCGGCCCTTTTCGATGTTCTCCTTCGTGAACTCGGCCAACATGCTGGCCTGGAGGGTCTTGTCCCCCCGATACTTCTCGGCTTGCTCTTTGGTCAGGGCTCCGGCGCCCTCAACCCCGTACTTCGCCCCGAATTTGTTGAGCATGTCCGTCCAAGTTCCATTGAGGAACTGGCCGTAGCCGTGGGCCGAAGAAATACGAGTGCCGTCCTTCCTGGTCGGCGTCGCATCAGCATTGAATCCGCTCTCGAAGTTGGCGATTTTTGCGACCGTGCCGGCATCTACGCCCGCCTTGTCGGAAGCGCCCAGCAGATACTGCTTGGCGTCATTCCAGCGGTCCCCGATCTTTCCACCAATGGCCTTCGCCCCTTCCCAGGCCCTGGATGCCCCCCTTCCGACAGTCGATCCCTTGACAGCATCGACAGCCCGCGCGCCCAACTCGACGGCACCGGCCTTGATGTCCACGCCGGCCTTGTCCTTGATGAACTGGTTCGCATCGTTCGCCTTGCCGGCTACCCACTGCCCTGCGTCACCGACTGCATCCTTGAGGCCCTTCCAGCCTTCTGCCAGCTTTCCTAGCGCGCTGTCCCAAGCCTTCTTTATGGTGTCGGTGGTCGCATTCCACGCCGCGGTAATCTTGCCGGGGATGTCGGCCTCGCGCAGATCGGACACCCAGCCACCGACGGTATCGCCGATGATCTTGCCTGCCTGGTCGCCGAAGAACATCCCGGCCGCGCCACCCACAACACCGCCGATGGCAGCGCCAATCGGGCCAGCGAATGCTCCGGCCAGCGCCCCCAGCTTCGCGCCGGCCAGCATCCCCCCAACGCTTCCGGCGAGACCGCCGACGGCCGCCCCATCGCGCTTGTCCTTCTCGCGGCGCGTCAGCGAGCCGTCCGTTTCGGTATCGTAGATGTCGGACGCGGCACCGACGCCGCTCAAGAGCGCGCCGATCAGTGGCAGGCGGCCCAGCGCGCCCTTGCCCAGCCCAAGCAGGCCACGACCAGCCCCGGCAAGCAGGCCACCACCGCGCGCCAGCAGGCTACCGGCACCCGCCGTCAACATGCCGACACCGGGAATACGCTTCAGCAAAGCCCCCAACATGCCGAGCAGACCCGAGCCGCCGCCCTCGCCTTCCGCGGCGGGCTTTTCCTCGATGACCTTCAGGCTCTTGTTCGCGGCCTTGTTGAACGTGCTTTCCTCCCGACGGAAGCCCGTGAGGGAAGTCCAGATACGCCGCAACCAGCTCTCCTGTTGCTTCTGCTTGTCGCCGCCCGTCAGCAACTCGTAGCCGCGCGCCATCGGCTGGGCGACCTCGCGGAACGCCTTGATAGCTGGGTCGGCCTCTTCCATGCCGGCGCTGGATTCCCTGACGGCGCCGACGAGCCGTTCGGTCAGCGCGTGCATTGAGCTTTCACGCTCGCTGCGCTCATCGCTCCCACCACCCATGCCGGGCGGTGTACGCCCAGAATTCGCCGGGCGTCGGGCATCCAGGGTACGCACGAAACGACCACGAATGTCGCGGGTCTGCGGCCTAGCCGGCGCCTGTTGCATTGCCGTTCGTGTAGCGCGCAGTTCGGATACCACGCGCGCGGAGGGGGGATCACTGGCCTGGCCGCGCGTCGTGGAATTTCCGCCGGCACCGCCGGTCCGCGGAGTCGCGGCCGGCCGCAGCAAGGCGGGAACCTGGGCCTGCCGGCGCGCCGCTACGCCCGCGCCAGAATTGGCCGGGCGCCGGGCACTTGTGGCGTCTGGTGATGGTTTCGATGTCAACCGTTCCGTCCGCGTCAAGACAGCGGCAATACCCGCCACGCCGGTCCGAATCGCACGCACATCCTCGCGGATTGCTGCCAGGGTCTTGTCGCGGGCTATCTCTGCTGGGGCGCCAACCAGAAAGCCTTGTGCATCATGCTGGAGCACAGCCATCAGGGCCTCATGAAGGTATCGAGTTGGGAGAACGTCATTTGCACCTCTTCCAGCCCATCCTCGCGGCGGGATAGGCTCACGTCGAGGTTCCCTGTGCGGAACAACCCGATGTCCTCGTAGCCACCCTGGTTGCTGCCCCTGGTGATGAAGGCATGGACGATCTTGAAGGTGATGGCGTAGCTATCGGGCACGCCAACGGTGCCATCACGCGCAGCGGTGGCGCCGTGGTGAGCAGCAAACCAGCTCTTGATCGAGCCCTGCTTGTCGTCCATCGTCGTGACGCGCAGTTCGACCGGCTCGGCACCCTGCACCGCATCGAGCACCGCACCGCCCACCCGGCGCTTGTCGCCGGAAATGATGAACGGGGAATACTCGACCTCGGTAGCGAACAGGTTGAACCGCTGCGACGTATCGCCTGCCAGCCGGCTCGACACTTCGAGCAACCACAGGTTTTTCTTCGCCAGGCTCTCACCGCGCAACTGGTCGTAGATTTGCCGGGCTTCGGTCGGGCTGATGCCGCCCCAGAGTGGGGTCGGCGATCCCCAGTACATCGTCTGCGCCGCGACGCCGCTCATGCCCGGAAACACGCTGTTCAACAGTCCCGAGTCAAGCACGCGCAAACCGGCCGCGCTCCAGTCGCCATTGAGCACGTCGCCGATGGCACCCGCGCCGACGTTCACCGCGCGCTGTGCCTGAATCGGAATGTACTTGTTCACCAGATTCATGCCGGCGTTCACGCCCGCGCTCTTGCCCATACTCGTGACGGCCTGCGCGAGCAGGCCGCCGCCCAGCGCATCGCTGGCCGCGCTGGCGACGCCGCCGAGTGCCGAGTCCAGGCCCGAGCGGATCGAGCCGAACAGGCCACTACTCGAAAGGCTGTCGGCGATGTTGTTGTAGAGGGACACGCTACACCTCCCCGTCGCCGCCCATGCCATCGTTGCGCGGTTTCGCGTCCACGATGGTGGCGTAAAGCTTGGCCTGATCCTCGTCCAGCATCATCGTCTTCGACAGGAACTCGACCATGATTTCCTTGGTAGCGCCCATTTCCTTGAGCGTCTGCATGGCCTGGGCCAGCATCATGCCGGCATTCATCCCGTCGGAACGGGTACGCTGCTTCTCGGCCTCCAGCGCCGAAATCGACCCGAACAGGCTGATGTCCCAGGGACGCTCGGACGCATTGAACACCATGCCGTAGCGGCGCATGGTGTGGATGTCGGCAATGTGGTTGAAGCATTCGCAAACCGCCACGCGGATGATCCGCGCGCGCTCGGCGGCCTGTGCCGAGGTGCGGAAGAAGCCGCCTTCGCCCAAGCCACCCGAGAGCTGATCGGCGAAGCCGATCATGGACAGGTCAACGCCAATGGAGCCGGACAGAAGCCGGGCGTGCAGCAACACGTCCTCGATGCTGATGCTGCCGGCGCGGCCAGACTGGCCGCCGTTCGCCGGCCCCACCGTGGTCAACTGCTTTTCATTGAACACGGGGATGATGTGTCGGATGCGCTCCATGATCGGGCGTCCGCTCTCCACGGCCCGCTCGGCATAGTTCTTCGACGCCTTGAGCATTTTCGTCACCGATTCCACAAACCGCTTCTGCTGCTCCAGCGTCATGGATTCAAGGTTGACGGCCACCATCTGCTCATCGATGGAATCCATCCACCGCTGGCCCACCAGGCCCAGCAGTGAGGCAGTCAGGTTGTCGTAGGCTTCCTCGGCGTTGTAGAGCAGCGAGCCGCCTGCCATGCTGGGCATGATCGGCAAGGCATCCACGTTGTCCTCGGTCAGCGCCAGCCGCAGCGCCTTCTCGACCACGCCGTACTGCGGAACCCATTGGGTGCGCGGCATCTTCAGGCGCGCCATTTGCGACACGTCCAGACGCTCGAAATTGCGCTCGCCGGTGTAGACGGCGAAGCCGATCGTGCGGCTCCCGCGCTCGTAGGGCTGCACCAACGGAGGCCGCACCATTTCATCGACGTACAGGTCGATCACCCCGCGCGAATTCGAGTAGATCCGCGAGTAAGCGTCGCCGAAGCTCGCGCCGGTGTATGCGAGCTGGTGCGCCACCCGATTGAAGAGCGGCGTCAGGTTGTCCGCCACTTCGTCGGCGATGGCCGCCAGGCTCTTGTTCTTCTTCGCGGCTGCCGACTGCTCGACGAATACCAAGTCGCCGCTGGTTTCGTGGCCGCCCAGGGCCGAAGTCACCAGTAGGCCCAGCGCCGTGGACACGATGGGACTGCCCTCCATCAGCGACCACTTCTCGTAGATGACCTGTCGCGCGCGCGCGCCGCGGCTACCCGAGCCCAGCAGCGCCGCCACCGTGGTGGTGCCGGCGCCGTACATGAACGTGTCAGACTGGTTGATCTGCTGCGCCGGCGCGGTAAACGAGGACGCCCAGCGGCGTGCAGTCACCCCCAGCCGCGCCAGCGCGCCCGGAGCCTTCACAACGGGAGTATTCGAGATAGAAGCCATGAAACGATGGTATGTCGCCCTGAAATGCCCGATCTGGCCGGTTTTCCCGTGCCCCTAACTGCTACACCAGAGCAGGTTCGCCCTTTACCTCCCCGGCCTCGCCGAAAATCGCATCCAGAAGCACAGGATTGCGGGCCGCCTTCTCGAACACTTGCCCCTCGCGGATCGCGTCGAACAGCCGGTCGAACGCTGCGTTGATGCGCGCGCGCTCATCGCCCTCCGGGTATGGCTTCCATTCGATCCCCAGCAGCGGATCGACGTGATGCTTGTTGTCGGCGTAGACGCTCAGGTAGTCGTTGCGGCGATCCGCGCCGGCGAGCTTGTCTTCCAGCCACGACTGAAAGCCACGGGCAGCCATTTCATCGGGGCTCGACCAGTATTTGCCATAGCTCCCGTCATCGAGGAACGCCGCTTCCTTGGCAAAACGGGACACCGCCCGGCCGGTCTTCAGGAGCGCCGACGTATCGCCGGCCTGGGCGTAGAACGCGGCCGCGAGCTTGCGCCAGCCCTTGCGGTTCTTCAGGCTGCGCGGGTCGCTTCGACCGCCGAAGTAGGTATCGACGGCCAGCACCGCCGCTTCGGCGCCGCCGGCGTCCTTGATGGCACGCGCCAGGTCATTACGCGGGTAGTCGATGTTGGCGTGAGCCACCCGGATGTCCTGATCGGTGAAGTCGATGCTCTCGGTCAGGCGGTTGTCGCCCGACAGCATGGCCACGCGCAGCCCGACCACCGCGTCGCGGATCGGGCCGGCCGGCAACAGGTCGGGGTTGAGCGTCACGAAGTCGCCCTTGCCGCCGGCAGCCTCCTGGTTGACCAGCTCGTGCAGGATGTTGTCGATGGCATGGAACACCTCGTGCCCCAGGCACCCGCCGCCGCCCATTTTCGTCAGGTTGACGACACGGTGGACGGGCTCGTAGTGCGCCCGCGCCGCGTTCTTGCCGCCCGTGCCGCGCGCGCCGAAGGCCATGCCGAGCCGGCCGCCGAGGCCGAGCGCGGACACCTCGATACCGAGCATGTCGGCCAGGTCTGACATCGCGCCCGCGGTCTGCTCCACATGGAACTTGGCGCTGTTCGGGTCTTTCAGCACCCAGTTGCCGGACTGCACGTCGCGCAGGCCCAGCATGTCCTTCAGGGCTTGGGTCGAGTTCACCGCCACCGGCGCGCCACCGCGCCGCTCGAACTGGTCAGCCACACGAAGCTGGAAGTTGACCTCCTGCTTGGTAGCCTCCCGCGGCGCCACTGACCGCTCCTTGTCGGCCCACGACCAGTCCTTGATCTTCCCAACCTTGGCGTTGGTGACGTGCCCAGCGAAGGAATCCGAGCCCCGGAAATTCCAGTAATGGACGAGCCTAAAGAAGCGTTCGCCGAAGGTGAGCCAGGATCGCGTGGTCTGATTTTCGACCAGGTTGCGCGCCCGCGCCGCCTTCATGAGCGCATCTCGCTCGCGGCTCATGTCGGTGATCTGCTTGCGCAGCGACTCGATCTTCGGGTTCACGTCCGCACGCATCGCGCCGAATTGCGACCAGAGTTCGTCGGTCTGTGCCTTGGCCTCGTCCACCGCGCGCTGCTGGTCGTCGCTGACCGCCCAGCCGCGCCGCTTGCGCTGCTCCACGACCCGTTCGGCAGCATACATGGCGCTGCGCGCCTCCTGGGCCTCCTGGTAGATGTCGTTGCTGGAACCGTCCAGCGCTCGCACCTGGGTGGACATTTCCTGCATCTGCTCGGTCAGCAGCTCGTACTGCTCGGACTCGTCGGGCCGCAGGGTCGTGCCGTTCAGCTCGTCGCGGATTTCCCCCACGACATCCAGCACCTCGGCCGCGGTCTTGACCAATTGCAGGCGGTCGCGGATCGATTCCAGCCCGACGGCGTAGTCCCGGCGAGCGCCCGGGCTATCCTCAGCCGGCGCCGGCGCGATGCTGGCATAAATCTTGTCGATCAAGAAGCCGGCCGCCGGCTCCATGCCAGCGTCTTGCAGCGCCTGCCAATCGGTCTTGCCGAACAGGTTGGCCTTGACCACCATTTCCTTCGCCTGACGCGGGTTCTGCTCGATGGCGTCGAAGTCAATGTCGCTGGCGCGCAGGCGCTGGCCGGTCCTGCGCGCGCTGAAGATCAGGTTGGCCGCTTTCTCCTTGCGGCTGTCGGCGATGTACCCGGTGTCGCGGTAGCGGTAGTTCGAGCTGTTCGGGTCGTCCGACAGGCCGTCATCGGCCGCCGACTCGTCCTGCGCGCCGGGCGCGTTCTCGGCATCCGCCTGCGCGGCGGCGGCCGCAGCGCCCAGCTCGACGCGGAGCTGGTTCGCGCGGGCCACGAGTTTCAGCCGCGCCAGCGCGGCGGCCGGGCCGTCGCCGGCACTCTTCAATCCCGCCTTGATCCGCGCCAACTCGCCCACCAGCTTCAAGCGAGCCAGCAAACCATCCTCGCCCACGGCCGCATCGAAGGCCACGCGCGCGGGCTCGAATTTCAGGCGCGGCGCGACTTCCTCGGTGACGGAATCCAGCGCCTGGCCTGCGGCGTCGTTCGGCGTCACCAGCTCGGACGGAATGTCGTCGATCACGGCGTAGAGGTTCACGCCCTCCCGCGGTTGCGGCGCAATCGCCACGGCCACCGAATAGAGCACCTTGGCGGCGGTGAACTTCACGCCCACCACGATGCCCCCGACGTACAGCGCAGCGTCATCGACGCCGCCGAGCACGATCCACACACGGCCGGCCAGCGCGTTCACGCTGGGGAGCAGCGAGGCGGACTTGCTGTCCACTGTGGCCTGATCGACCACCTTGAAGCCCAGCCACGAGATGGGCAGGTCGGCCTGCTGAAGAGCATCCATCGCGGCCTCCTTACGCCAGCGCCGACGTGGCGGCCAGCATCGCGCTCTGGTACGCGGCGACGGCCTGCTCGAACAGCGTCACCAGCTCCGCGTCGCCCTGGTTGCGGTCGTAGGCCGCCGCCAGCGAATCGGCCAGGTCGGGCGCCAGGATGTCCGGCACCGTGCCGTCGATCACGGAATGGAACAGGGCTCGGTCGGCATCCTTCTGCGGATCGGACGCAGGCGCTGCGGCCGGCGGCACCTGAACGTCGTCAGCTCCCCGACTGACGGCCTCCGTGTTCACCAGAGCGATGGCCGAGGCAGCATCGGGCATCGTCCCCAGCTCGGTCGCGGCGCCCGTGATGCCGCCGCTGAAGCCCACGGTCAGGCGCACGATGAAGCCCGAGTCCGTCACCCGGATGTTGAACTGGAGCTTCTTGTCCCCGGCTTGCACCGCGCGCACGTAGTCGTTGTTCAACACGCGGCGGAAGCCCGCCGCGATCAGCTCGGGCACGTCCGGCTCGGTGGTGGCCTCCGGGCCCGCACCATCGGCCGGCACCTCCGGCTCCGTTGCGGGCGCAGCGACCAGGGCCAGCAGCACATCGACCAGGCGCGCAGCGCCATCGCCGGACGGCTGGCCTTCCTGCGGCTCGACGCTCGTGGCGCCGGCGGCCCCAACATAGACCGTGGCACTGCCCGCATCGTCGATATTGATGCGGCCGGCCGTGTCGCCGTCCTTGACCACCTTGCCCACGTAGCCGCCGGCATCCACCGCGTCCAAGACCGCATCGTCCAGCGCCTTCCCGCCCGAATCGGTCAGGTAAAACGCAGACCCGTGCCCGCCATTGGATTCGATCCTGTACCGGCCGGAACTGAGGCCCAGGCTCTCGATCTGCCGCAGCTTGTGCGCAATAGCCGGGTCGCTGGTATCGACGTTGAACCACTTGTTGCTGCCGTGCTTGGTTGCGAGGCCGCTCAGGTCGATACCAATCTGGTGCTTGATGAAATCAATGACTGCGGACTGCTTCTTCGTCAACGCACTCCCCGCCGCATCCAGGGTGATGGAGTCGAGCGCCACCGTTTCCGCCTCGAACGTTCCGCCGATGTCCTCTTCGTCCGGCACGTAGTCGGCTTCCGTCAACGTGGTAATCGCCTCGCGGATACTGTCGGCAGTGTCGGCCTCCAGTTGCGCCTGGGCGTCGTTGCCGGCCGCGCGATTGATCGGCGCGCTCGTCTCGACCACCTCCAGGGACTGCTCCAAGGCAGCGACAGCCGGGCCGACATCATCCAGCGCCTGGCCGGCGAAGATGCCCCACTGCACGCCAGCGCCGCCGCGCTTGGCCGCCTCGTCCATCGCTCGGGCCGTCACGAACGGGGAGTTCTCGGTGCGGCCCACGCTGCCCGCCAGCCACGCCTTGAACTCGTCCGTGGCGCTGTCGAACTGGTAGGCGGCATCGACGAGCGCCGCCTTGCCGGACACCTCGGCGTCCTCGCCTTCGGCCGGGCTGGCCGCCGCCTCCACTGCGCCCACCGCTTCGAGCGCAGCGCGCAGTCCGCCAAAGGCCAGCGCCGCCTTCAGGAAACCCGTGAAGGTGCGATTGTTCACGAACACCAGGTCGCTGCCTTTCTTCAGGCCGTAGACCGTGGCCGCGCCGCGCTTGAAGGTGCCCACGTCCGAGTAGCCGTCGGCCACCTGACCAAGCAGATACTGCTGGCCGTCCGACACCGAACCCGTGCTGTCGTTGCGCACGTTCATGCGTTTGAGCATGTCCCAGGCATCCTTGACCTTGCGCGCGCGCTCGCTGGCCTGCCAGGCTGCGTCCTTGCCGGCCTCGATTTCGGCACGCTGCTCGGGCGTGATGCCGGCCCAGTCATCGATCTGCTTGGTGCGCTCCCGCTGGGTCTTCGCCAGCTTCACGCCCGTGGCGCGCTCGAACACCTCCATGCTGGCCTTGTTGCTGTCGCTGCCGACGCCGGCGAGCACGCTGCGCAGGGTTTCCGCGTCCTTGGCGTCGATGGCGCCGGCGATCCGCTCCAGCCAGTCGCTGCGCGCGGCCATGTCGATACCATGCTTGCGGTAGACGGCCAGCGCCACGTCGGACAGCGGCGCATCAGCAGGCAGCGCCGCCAGCGCGGCCGCGCCAGCCTCTTTCAGGCGCTCCTTGCCGGCGGCCTGGATGTCATTGATGGCCGCCTGATAGGCGTCAAGAGCACGGTTCCAGTCGGCAAAGCCTGCCGTCTCGCTCAAGCCGGCCAGGCGCTCGTCCCAGGTGTTGAGCCCAGCCGCCTCCAGGGCGGAAGATGCCTTGCCGATGATGTCGTGCTGCGCCGCGCGCGCCGCGTCGCGCAGCTTCGTGATTTCGGCGTTGGCGCTGGCCGTGTCCGTGACGGCATCCTTGCTCGCTGCCGTCACGGCCGCATTGAGCACGACCGCAGCGTCACCGAACGACCCCACATAAGCGTCGATCAGAGCCTGCTGGCCGGCTGCGCGCGCATCCGCCTCGACAGCCGCCTGCGCGCGGCGCGCGGCCTCGGCCACCGCCTGGCCGTCCACCTCGGCCGCGTACTGCTCCGGCGTCTTGGTGAGGTCGTCGGGGATTTCATTCATCGCCCAGCCCACGACGTTCTTGCCCGCGCCGGCGTAGGTAAAGGTCGGCTGCGCCTCCATGTCGCCCTTGTAGAGTCGGGCGTCGGCCGGGTCGCGGCCTTCCCAGCCGAGCGCGCGCAGTGCGTTGCGCACCGCGACAATGCGCTCTTGGAAGAAGGCATCGAGGCGGTCTTGCCAAGCGTCTTGCACACCCGGATCAGCCACGACCTTGGCGTAGTTCTCGGGCGTCGTCGGGTCGAAGTCGTCGGCCGCCGGCGCCGGGTCGGCCGTGGTGCTGGGCAACTCGAACTTGCCCTCGAACGGCTTGAACTTGCCCGTGGCCTGGTGCAGCACCTTGATCGGCGCCGAGGAATCGACGCTACCGCCCCAGCGGCGGTACAGATCCACCTGCACTTGGCCGCCCCGGATCGCGTCGCGCAGCTCGTCCACCTGGTCGGCGGACGCATCGGTGGCGGTCATGCCGTCCGGCGAAACCGCCTCGATCTTGCCGGCCTCCACCATGAACGACTCGGGCGCACCGGCCACGATGCGGCCCGCCACGCGGTAGCCTGCCGTCACGTAGTCCGTGGTGAGGCTGCCCCAGTCCGACAGGAACTGGTCTACCTGCTCATCGGATACCGCCGACTTCTCGGCCGCCATCGCCGCGCGCTGCTGATCGGGCGTCATCTTGTGGAACGGCACCTGATCCTCCAGCACCGCCAGTTGCCATGCGATGGCATTGGCCGGCGTCACGCCGAAACCAGTGCCCGCCGGGCCGCGCACGACCATGCGGCCTGTGTCGGGGTTGATCGACTCGATGATGCCGTCGTTGCCCTCGTAAAGGCCGGCGCCAAAGCGCACGCGCTGCCCCACGGCGAACTGCGGCGGCGCCGGCTCGATTCCGGCCGCCACGCGGGCGGCCTTGATGTCCGGGTTGCTCTTGAGCCCCACTTGCCACTGGTCGAGCGTGCCCACCTGGCTGGGATTCGGCATCGACACCACGTCGCCGGGCATCCCGTCATCGATCCAGTCGTTCAGCTCCTGATCCGACATGATCGCGGTCTGGCCGGCCAGCACCTGATCGCGCTTCGCCTGAGCCGGATTCACCGCCGGTGCGCGCGCCGCGTCCTCTGCTGCGACCTTCGCCACCTCCAACTCGTTCTGGGCAACCGCCAGCTCGGACTCCAGGCCGGTGATTTCGCTCTTCAGCGTCTGGATGCCCTCCATGCGCTCGGCGCGCTTGGCGTTGACGCGCTGGAAGGCCGGGCTGTTCTTCTCGGCCAGCCGCATGATCCGGCGCGCGACCTCGCGCAGGTTGAGGTCGGTGCCGCGCTCGGGCGCCACCACGATGGTGATGTCCTTCTTGTTGAGCAGCCATTTCCACGAAATCACCTCGTCGGTCGGCGCCATCTTGTTCGGCGTCGTGTCGGGGTTGTGGAAGTAGATGCTGACGGTCTGCCCGTCCGACAGCTCGAAGATCGCCACGACGTTGGCGACGCCGCGCAGCTTGAACGGCTCGGTGATCTGCACCGCCACCGGCTTCACCTTGTCGCCCGTGCGCTCCATGACCGTGCGCAGCAGCTCCATCTTGCGTCCCAGCCGCGCATACGGCGACACCAGCGCATCGAGCGTCAGCAAGCCCTCGGCGTCGTCGAGGATTTCCTGTGCGCTCACCGAGTCCATCAGCAAGCCCTCGCCAGCGTCCGAGCAGCGAATCTCGTACAGCACATGATCGAGGGTGTTGGCGTAGGGCAGCGCGTCGCTGTTCCACTGCACTTTCCGGGTCATGGTTTCCAGTCCTTCGTAAGGTAGGTTGTCGGCGCGGAGCGGTCGGCTCATATCTCCGTTCTTGAGCCACCACTTCAATTGCGAAATCGAGGCCGGCACGATGCTGGCGAGTCCCTTCCAGTCGCGCGCGTAGCTATGCAGGTAGGCGCGCCGGGCCGATTCCTCGTCGGGAAAAGCGAGCATCACCTTGTGCTCGTCGAACTGCCCGTCGATGTTCTGGTTGATGACGTAGACCTTCTCGCTCTGCGGGTAGAAGCCGACGAAGGCGTCCACGCAGTCGCCGTCGTTACCCGTCGTTCCGTTGATGTACCCGTAGTGGGCCGCCATGCGACAAGCCCACCGCTTGCCGGTCGCTTGGTCGATCCCGGTGCGGTAGGTGCCGCGCGGGTTCTCGACTGCGATGGGCAGGCCGTAGATGCTCGCCCGGCCCACCTTGTAGTTGCCGGCCAGGCGCTGGGCATCGGTCGGCTCGGGAATCGCGTTGTTCCCGAAGGCGCCGTCGTGCGCAGCAGTCTCGATGCGGAGGAAGGTTTCACTCATGCAGGGCATGGTATGCCCCGCATGTACGGGCAATCGCGGGGGTTTTCCGCGCTTAGGCGGCCGCCGGCGAACCCTTCAGTTTGCCGATCTGATCGCGCACATCGGCGATGGCAGCCTTCAGCGCATCACGCTTCTCGACCAGAATCTGCTCCATCTTCGGGGCCGCCGTGCGAATGCCTGCGGGCGGGCGCACCTTCGCCGCGGCCAACAGCTTCTGGAAGCGCGTGCGGCCGGCGTCCATCGCCTGCACGATTTCGGCGATGGCTTTGACGTGATCGTCCTGGTTCTTGATCGGCAGGGCCTTGCCGTTCAGCAGTACCTGGAAGATGTCGCCAGTCTGCTTGATGCGCAGCGTCACCTGCTGGGAGTCGGCAAACGTCAAGTCCATTTCGCGGTAGGTGACACCCGACGACCGCTTCACTGCCGAGGGGATGTCCTGCTGCACGGCGTTGGCGCCGGCGCGCGCGAAGTAGCGGACGACCTGCTTTGCGGCCGCGGACTTGGCCGACAGGTCGGCGAAGGTGAAGAGCAGATTTTTCATGGTCATCCTTTCTATGTGACTTGATCGGTATCGTCGCCACCGTGCAGGACGCCACCATGCCTGTGCGTTTCGTCGATCCGCTTACCGTTGGCGAAGACCTGGCCGATGAAGTTGAACGTCCCGGCGATAGAGGACACCAGGTTGCCCGCTGCACCGCCCACAACCGACAAAGCCTTCTGGATAACGGCGTTTCCGGTCATGGTGGTGGTTGCCGCATCGTTGATGATCTGCGGGGCCTTCAGCGTGATCTTCGTTTCCGATTCGATGGTGATGTCGCCGCCGGCCCGCAGATTCATTAGTGTGTCAGCCAGCAGCTCCATATTGGTGTGGTGCCAGCGGCGCCAGTCCACCGAGTTTCCGGCCTGCGGGTTTCGGTAGCCCGTGATGATCGGGTAGCGCGGATCGCCGCCGATGAACGCCACCCAGACGGAATCGCCAGGCGTCATTTCGATTTCAGTGGCATTGGCACCGTCGCGCGCCTTGTCCCCGATGGGGTATTCGATTTCCGCCTCGGGCAGCACGTCGCCGCCGTCGGTCAGTCCAGGGATCTCGATACGGCAGGTGCGCCTAGCCTGGATGTAGGTGCGCACGATGGCCGGGTAGCGGCCGGGCATGAGGCCGTACTCCATCATCCCTCCACGGCACCCAGCCAGAGCCGGGAATAGGTGTCGCTCGAACCGCCGCTGTCCGTGCCCGTACCGAAGGCGTGCGCCGCGGTGATGACGGCCAGCTTCAGCCCTCCAGTGAAGGCGAACAGATCGCCAGCGTTGACGCTGGTGTTGAAATTGATGCGGACGATCTTGCGCTGTACCAGGCAGCGCGTCATGTTGCGCAGGCGCTGCGCATCCTTGAATGGGATGAAGCGCGCCGCGCGCGGCTTGTCGCGGTTGCCGTACACAACGGCGCCGGCGGCGTCCAGCGAGAGGAACCACGGGATTTCGTGGCGCTCCATGAAGCCGCTTTCCACGTCGTCCGATGCGTTGTCGGGCAGCGTCATGGTGGCCGCCTGCTTGAACAGGTCAGGCAGGCGCATGAATTGGAGCTTGCCCGCCTTCCAGCGCACTACGCCGCCTTCCTCTTGGAGCACGCGCGCAATGTGAAAGGTCGGCGTCTCGCCCACCGGGCAATAGAAGCGCGGCACGGGGAAATCGGCGTCCACGGCCTTGACCGTCGCGCCGGCGGCCCTGTAGATGACCGACAGCGCCTCGTTCTCCTTGATGATGGCGCGGCTGCGCACGTAGGCCGCGCCTTGGCACGCATCCAACAGCGCGGTGATGCGGAAGCCGCCCATTTCACGGGTACCTTGCGAGGCGCGGTCGGCCACGCGCACAGACTTGACGATGCGCAACGCATCGCCGCTGCTCAAGGACAGCAATTGGCCCTGGGCCAGCATCTTGTCGAGCCCATCGTCGCCAGACCGAATCTCGGCCTCCAGTGTCATGGGGATCGGCGCGAGGTCGGTACGCAGCGTCGCAGACTTGATGAGGTCGCCGCGGATCTGGTTCCCGTTGGCAAGAAGCAGGATCACGGCGCACCTACACGGTTACGATGGGCTGGAAGAATGCCTTGTGCGGCATGTCCGCCTCGGCCTGCGAGATTTCGGCAGCGATTTCGCTGGCCGAGCGGCCGAACGGATCGATACCCATCCCGCGCGATGCCTCCAGTTGCAGGGCCGTCTCGCGCTCGACGTAGAGCATGAAAAGCGGGCGGATCAGCGCCCATTCGGAATCGTCGAGGTCGATGTCCTCGTCGATGTTTGGCACCGGGTCGGGAACCTCGCGCGAACGGATCGAGGCGAAGCCGGCATAGAACCGGGTCGCCGCGACCAGTTGCGCCACGACAGTTTCTTCGTCGAGCAGGTTGCCGGCCGGCCGCTCTTTCGTGGCGAACCGTTCCGCCAGGTCGGCCAGCGTCGTCATTAGCGGTAGTCGCCCGAGTTGCCGGGGGTCACGTCGCCGAAGTAGTGGAAGAACAGCGTGCCCGAGAAGGTCAGCACCTGCGAGCGGTTTTCCCAGTCGCGGTCGGGGTTGTCCATCTGGATGAAGCAGTCCACGATGCGCTTGGCGCGCAGGTACTTCTGCGGCGTGCCCTCGTACACCTTGGCATTGAACGTGCCGCCTTGCGAGATGAGGTCGATCAGCATGTTGTCGATGGTGCCGGCGACCGTCTCAAGCAGGGAGATTTGCCCCTGCTGTGCGACCTTGATCTGCTGCGGCTGCCACATCGTGGCGCCGAGCGGCGTAGGAACTTCGACCTCGCCGGTCGGCGAGATTTCGGGCCACGGGCATTGCTTCGCCAGCAGCCAGTTGGACTCGAAGCCCTCAATCTCGAAGGCGAAGTCCGAGGAAATGACCTTGGCGCCCAGCGCGCGGGTCGTGTCGTAGTGCCCCTTCAAAAGGGCGGCGGTGGAGACAGTCATTGCATGTCCTTTCGATGGGTGGATGGACTGATAGCCACTGTATGACACGACCCGCGCGCGGCGCGGCGCGGTTTTCCGGCGTCTATCCGCAGGCTTGGACAGCCGCTTCCAGCTCCGATTCGTAGCCCTGGCGCTGTTTGCGCTCGGCGCGCAAGGCCGCCGTTTGGTCCCAAATGCCCGCGCCCAGCGGCAGGGCATCGACGGCGAAGGCGGGCTTGGCCGGGGGCGTGATCTTGCACGGTACCGGCGTCGGCACCAGCACCTGCTGGACGGACGGCGGCTGCGCTTGCGGCGCATCCGCGCATCCTGCGAGCGCGGCAACGGCGAGGCTGGCGATGATGATGCGGGAGCGCATGGCTATTTCCCCCTCTCGGCTTTCAGTTCAAGGTCAAAGGCATCGCGCGCCGCTACACATTCGTCGGCGCCGGCGGGCGGTTTGGACAGCAAGATGGCGGCAGCTTTCGCCTGATAACCCTTCGAGTCGGCCCGCGCCTTGGCGATAGCCACCTGGGCCTGCTGCTCGCGCTCCAGCGCAGCGGCCACGGTCTTCTGCACGGCGTCGTTCTGCTGCTTGGTCGTGGCGGCCAGGTCTTCGTAGGACTTCTTGAAGCCGTTGGCGCGGTCGTTGGCCTTGTCCGTCGCGTCCTGCGCGGTCTTCACCTGCTGCTTCAACGCGGCAATCTCCGGGCCGTAGATGACGGCGGTGGCCTTGTAGCCAACCAGCCCCGACAGGACAGCGACGGCCACCAGTTTCCAGAGCAGCGAGTCCATGTCAGTTCTCCCCGAACCAGGCGGCGTAGCGCCCGCGGCGAAGATCCATGACGTTGCGGACGTACTCGCGGTTGATGTCGAAGAACGACTTGCCGTATCCGGCGGTCTTGGTCTTCGCCTTGAGGCTGGTCTTTTCGACGTTGCCGAACCAGAGTGCCGGATTGCAGCCCTTCACCTGAGCGCACAGGCGACGGTCGGACAGTACGCCGCCCAAGCCGCCGTTGTAGGCGCTGAAGGCCATCGCCAGCCGTTCACGACTGTCGGGCACCATCGCGGCCAGGTAGCGGTACGACGCCCGATCCATCAGCACCATCGTGCGCAGTTGGCGCGCGGCGTCGAAGCGATCCGCGTACTTCCAGTCGGCCAGGCTCGGATCGAGCTTGCGCGCCGCCGCGAAGTTGTCGAACGACGGCGTGACGGTGAGCTGCCCAAGGCCGAACCCGTACTCGCGCGAGGTCTTCAACTCGGTGCGAGGGTTCCAGCACTTCGTCGAAGTCAGGCTCGGGCACGTCTCCTGCTCGACCTGCGCGGCCATCGCGGAGCGTAGCGGCGCATCGGGCCAGTGGGCTTGCTGCTCGGCGGCCAACACCGGCAGGTACTGTACGGCGCCCGCCGGCAGTTCGCCGGCGCCGGCGCGGCCGACGAAGGCCAAGAACAGCAGACCCGTCAGGATCGCCAGTCCGAGAAACGAGAGCCCCGCGCCGATGGGGTGCTCCAGCGAGCGGCGAAACGCATCGCGCGAGCGAGAGCCGTCGAGCAGCGCGCGCCGCAGCAGGTAGACCGGCCCAGCGATCACGAAAATCCACGCGGCCCACTGCACACGGGCCAACGTCTCGACGCCGCCGTCCGGGTCGGTGACGTAGTACCAGGCCAGCACTGCGATGGCGCCCACCCACATGGTCCAGAGTCGATGTCCACGCATCACGCACCCCCGCTCGTCTGTTCCAGCCCCAGGCGATCTTTCAGCGCCGCCATACGCGCATGGCTTTCGGTCGTCTCGCGCCGGTCGCGCCGGCGCAGGAAGTAGACATTCACCGCAAGGCTGGCTACCGCGATCAGGATGCCAGCCCAGCCGATCCAGTTTACGGAAAGAAGCCACCCCAACACGCCGGTGGCGGCTCCCGCGGTGGTCGTCTTGCTGGAGACCGCAATCGCAGCGGCTTCCGTCGTTACTTTTCCCAGCTCGCTCATCGAGTCCTCGCTGTCATCTTGGCGACGATCCCGCATGCGCGGATCACGTCATTGAGGCGGCTGACAATGGCCGCTTGCGTTTTCAGTTCCGACTCCCTGGCCTTCTTCCATTCTTCGAAGGCTTTGCCGTCGAAGAAGCGCCGAACGACGCTGGGCTGCATTTGCATGGCGTCGGCCAGGGATGTTGAGGAATATAGGGTGAGGCTAGATGCCATCCCCATGAGGTTTTCCGACCAGTTCGCGCGCCACTCGGGAGAGACAGGTAGAAACCGGAAATCGCGCCGGCGGCAGATCGCCCGCCGCCCCTCCTTTCGGCAATGCCACGATGCCGTCGCTGGTGAAATCCGTTTTGAAGAGGTGGTGCAGCTTGTCCCGCCCCAAGAAGAACAGCTCCATGAGTGCCGCGAAGTCGCTCTCCGGGAACGCGGCCATGATCTGCATCCGCGCCACCAGGAATTCATCGAACGAGCCTTCGCCATCCGAAGCGTCGGGCACGCTCTCGCCGGCGCGCACCATCTGCGCCGCCATCGCACCCAGCAGCCAGTGCAGCCGGCCGGCGACGCCCGGCACCTCGCCGGCCATGCGTTCGATGGACTCGGCCATTGCGCCGGTCAGGTGCCGGACGTGCCAGATGTCGCCGCCCAACTCGCCTACCTCCAGCGTGGGCGCCGAAGTCTGGATGTCGGTGCTGCCGTCCAGATAGTCCGAATAGTGACCGTCGCCCAGAGAGAAGTCCGGGCCGTCGTTGGCCGTGGCCGCGAGGTAGTGACACACGGCCAGCATTCGCTCCTGCACCGTCCAGCGCGCCGGATTGTCGATTCCCTGGGCCGACGCGACAGCGCGACGCAGGAACTCAGTGCAGGCGGACTCTTCGAGGTGCGGCGGCATGGCCGCGAGGGCGATGGCATCGCCGATGGTCAGCTCACGCAGTTGCGCCGTCAATCGGCGCGTGCGCAGCGGGGGGAAATGGATCATGTTCTTCGTCCTCCTATAGGGATATGACGGTGGCGGCGCTCCAGTCCTTGCGGTCTATCGCGGTCAGCGTGCAGAGGGTCATGGGGACAACCAGCTCGACGAACTTGCCGTTGGCATCCACGGGAGAATTCAGGGGCATGCCGATGGACTCGATCACCAGCGGCGAGAAGATACGGCCCTTGTAGCGCATGGCAATGCGTGTTGGCGATTTCGACGGCATCAGGGCCTCGATGTAGCCCATGCCGCCCTTGACTGTCTCCGCGGCGCGCGCGAGCACAGAGCCATCCTTCGACAACTCGATGGGCAACGACCATTCCGCGAGCTTGTTGAATGGGGCCTCGACCTCGCTGACGGGATCGCGCCACGCTCGAAATAGCGCCGTCACGGTGATTTTCACAGGCGGCATGCCGTTGAACACCTGGGTGGAGTTCAGCTTCGTAATGCCGGTGCGCCCCTCGAACTGCTTCAAGAAATCGTTGGATTTCTGTTGGGCACCACCACCCGATGCGTCGCCCTTTTTTCCAATCACCGCGTCGATAATCGGTTGCAGCGCCCCCGATTGCAGCATCGCCATCAGCGCCGGCGCCTTCGACTCCGGGCCCGCCTGCTCGAACGGGCTCTGCCAGTTCAGGACGATTTCCATGCTCGCGTCGCCAAGCGGAGCCATCACTGTCACCGGGTCGGTCTTGTTGGTCACGCGGCCCCAGGTGTCGTCGCCAATCTTCGCTACCTCGAAGAAGCTGGCAATCAGGTGCGGAGAGAGCCCGTCCCATATAGAGGACAAGGCCCCGCCGTTGAGGCTGGCGGGCATGCCCGCAATAGGAATAGTCGGCATGGCAAAAAAATGGCGCCGCTGGCAACAGCACAGCAGCGCCCGAGTCCCCCGGAAGCGGTTGGATTACAAGCCCGACTTGCGGCGCAGGCGCATCGACTTCAGGCGGCGCATCATGGCGCTGGCCGAATGACTCTTCATTCGCGCCTTGCGGATGGCGACCTTCTGGGCCGGCGACAGACGCACCTTGCCGGAAATGCGCTTGTTGATGCGGGTCTTCTTGCCGCCGCGCACCGCGAGCGTCTTGCGGTACACCGCATCGAAGGCCGGAGCCTGGTCGTCGTCGCTGAACACGAAGTCGTCGATGTCGGCGCTGGCCTGATCGTCGCCGTCCGGCAGGGCCGACGCCACGAGGTCGCGCACGCGGTCAGCGGTATCGCTGTCCCAATCATTCAGCAGCGAGCCGGTGTCATCCTCCGTGGCACCGAGCTGCACCAGGTAATCCCAGGCTGCATTGAGAGCGACTTCCAGCACGCCCTGCTCGTCGTCCGTGATGTCACCATCCTTGTTTGCGTCGGCGATGCCGACGAACATCGCCATCAGGCGGTCAGCGTAGCCTTCGCCATCGTTGAGGTCGTCGGTTTCGGCCCATTGCTGGACGACCGCCACCGCCGCCATGCTGATGTCGGCGATGGTGTAGTCGTCGGCGCCGGCCAGTGCCGGGTCGTCGGTGCTGGCGTCATCGAGCACCTTCTTGACGGGCGTGCGGCGCTGCATCGCGCTACGCAACAGTTCGGTCATGCTCATGTCAATTTCCTTGTAGTGAAGGGTTGCGGTTAGCGGGTCAGCGTCTGGGTGACGAAGGTGGCGCGGTTCGTGCCGTCGTAGCGGAGCCTGTACATCACGTCCATCGCGTCATACGGGCGCTGCGCGTTCGGGCGAACATCGAAGGCCCAAGCCTTGCCGTTCATCGACGGATCGCTCGACGGCACCAGCCAGTCAGCGGCCTCCGCGTTCTCGAACAACGTGGTGAGGAAGTCCCGGGTCTTCTTCACCGAAGTCGCTATCGGAAATTGCAGGTTGTCCTTCGCCGTGCGCGTCACCGCGTCGTCGATGCTCGTGGACATATCCGCCACCGCGATCAGCTTCTTCAGGCTGGAATCGACCAGCGCGCAGGTCAGCGAATCGAGGTACACATAGCGGCCGCCGCCGGTGTAGGTTTCGTACACCACCGGGTTGATCTTCGCCCGCGCGAGCGCGTTCTTGTTCTGGTCGCGCAGCGTGGTTTCCTGCGAGATACCCGTGCGCTGGATCGGCCATTCGCGGCCGGCGATGGGGTAGTTCTTCGGCGCGAAGCCCTTGGCGTTCTTCGCGGCGTTGCGCAGGCAGGCGTAGGCGATGTTCAGCGTGGCCGTGCCGAAGTACCCCTTCGGGTTCACGCCAGTGGGATCGTCGGACTTCAGCGGCGCCCAGAAGGCATGCAGCAGGTGCGCGGTCTGGCTGGCGCCCATGTTCAACTGCTCGACGAACGCCTGGGCGGCCTCGACCGACAGGTTGCCCGGCACGTCGAATTTCAGTTGCCGGTTCGTGTCGAACGAGAGCTGCGCGAGCTGGGCCAGCAGCGCCGGGGCCTGGGTGGCGCCGGACGAAATATAGGCATAGTCGAACTGCGTGTATTGCAGCTTCTCGCGCGCGGCCATGTAGTCCTGCGTGGTGTAGGACGTACCGCCCTCGTCGAAGCACACCAGCACACCCGATTTGGCCCACTGCTGCTGCCCCGTCGCGCCGTAGCCGTAGGCCACCGAGTCCTCGGCGACCACGGCGGCGTCGCCGATGACGCCGACGGTGACTTCCACGGCGTTGGTCTGCGAAGCCACCACGTCAGGCAGATAGGCCGAGTTGCCGTAGTCGTCCTTGGCACCCTGCTTCAGCGAGCCGGCGAACTCGTACAGCAGATTGCTGTCCTTGTCGCGCAGGCGCAGCGTGATGCGGTCGTTTGCCACGTCCACGCCGCCATCCGTCGTTTGCTCGGCATGGAACTCCAGCACGATACCGTCGTTGAAGCATTCGAGGTGCTTCACCGCCAGCAGGAACGGCGTAGCCGGGATATTCGCGGCCACCGAGTAGACGAAATCGCCGGTCGGCGCCGGATTTTCGCCGGCGGTCATGCCCACCGTCACCACGGCGTACTTGATGACGGCCGTGGACGGCACCAGGCGCTGGACGATGGCTTGGTAGGCGCCCTTGTTCAGCGCCTCGACGACACACACCCAGGCTTCGTTCAGCGCGTTCAGGCGAACCTGCTCACCGCTGCCGAGCTTGGCCTGGACGGTGCCCTTGTCCACGGCGAAGGGCTTGTCGATGCGGCCGCGGGTGGCTCGCATCATGATGCCGAAAATCTGGTCGGAGTTGTCGGTGCTCGGAATCTCGGAGTTGTCGCGCAGCGGGTTGAGCTGCACGCCCGATTCTGCACCGAGCTGCCGGGTGAAGGCGGTGGTCATGGCCTGATTCCTTCCTTACGCAGCGGCTCCCGACTTGTCGCCTTGGGCATCGCCCTGGGCCGACGTGTCGGTGGCCTTAGTGTCGTCGCCGGCCGGGGCGTCGCCCGCGCCGTTGGCGTTGTCGGTTCCGGCATCGGCGCCAGCGTTGGCGCTGCCGTCCGTGCCCGAGCCCGTATCCGCGCCGGCGCCGGTGTCGGTGTCGGTCGCAGCGGCGGCGGCCTTGGCCCTCTTGCCGCTGGCCTTGGCTTGGGTCGTGGCGGCGGCCGCGTCGGTCGCCGGCGTGCTGGCTTCCACTTCCGTGAAGGTCAGCGCGCTCTTGTAGCGGTTCAACTCGGCGATCTGCTCGACGCTCGACGCCACGCGGTGGAACAGGTCGAGGCTGGCGATTTCCACCGCGGCCTGGCTGTCCTTCGCGTTGGAGACGTGGCGCAGGAACAGGCCCGGCACCTCGGGGAACACGACGTTGCGCGGCATGAGGTTCTGCGCTACCACCTTCAAGGGGAAGGTCGCGTCGCCGAACACCTCGGCCACCAGGTCGTTGGCGTCCTTCCCGGTGAGGGAAGGAGCGCCGATTTCAATGCTTCGGGTCATGCTGGGCTCCTTGCCTGCCTGCGATTAGCGCAGATCGGTGACGTTGATGACGGCGCAACCCAGCGAGGACGGGCCGTGCGGGTTGACCGCCGTGAAATTGCGAGCGTAGAAACCCGCACCTTCGCGCAGGTCATCGCCGGCCAGCAGGGGCTTGACGGTCGGGGGAACGGCGTCGCCCAGCACGATGGGGTTGCGCGCCACGTCGGTCGCGCGGCCGACGGCCAGCACGTTGCCGCTGTTGGGGGTTTCGGCGACTTCCTTCGGGGTGTAGTAGACCTCGTACTGGCCGAACAGGCGGCCCAGGCGGAAGATGCCGGGGCGCGCGGTCAGGCCGGACGGCTCGAACAGCCCGTACTGGGTCAGGCCCAGCCACTGCGAGGCAATGTCCTTGCCCACGTACAGGTGCGTGATGCCGTGGTTCATCGTGTCCACCGCCATCTGCTGCGAGGCTGCGCCCAGCGTGGGCGCGAAGTCCTGCCAGATTTGCGCACGGTTCATCTGCTGCGAGCGGTTCGTCCAGTCGAACTCGTAGGTGGACTGGTTGTTCGCGCCCAGGCGACGGCACTTCGCCAGCACGTTGTAGTGGCGCTCGTTCGCAAACTGGTTCTGGATGGCGATGACGCTCTCGCTATACGGATCGAGGTTCAGTTCGTTCGCCATCTGGGTGCGTCCGTCGATGCTCTGACGGGTGATGACGCGCCACGGCGCTGCGTACAGCGGGAAGGTGTTGACCGACGTGATGACGGTCGGCGTCACGCTCGAATCGCGCTCGAAGTCGATGAAGCCCTCGACCGACACGGGAATGGCCGCGGGCATCTTCGGCGCGGTGGTCAGCGCAAACACGCCGGTGTCGGTGTTGATCGTGCCGCCGATCACGTAGGTAGTGCCAGCGATGGTGATGCCGCCGTTGATCGGCGAGTTGCCCGAGCCGGGGCTGTTGATCGGCTCCTGGGCTGCGACGACGCCATTGACGTAGACCAGCGTGCGGCCGCGCAGCAGCTTCACGCCGTTGGCGTCCTGGTCGCAGGTGTCGCTGGTGACTTGGCCCACGGTCAGTTTGCCGCTCACGGTACCGTCAGCGGCGAGCGGGTTGGCGGTGTGGACACGGCCCGAGGACACATAGGTGCCGCCCGAATGCGTGCCGTCCAGCAGGTCGTTCTGGGCGTAGGCGCCGAACGTGCTGCCCGCGTTGTGGCTCACGATGGCGAGCTTCGCTTCGTTCGAGCCGATGTCCGCCGGCAGGTAGTGTGCGAACGGGATAGCCTCGGCGAAGGTCGTGAGGATCGACACCACGGCGCGGTTCGGCTGGATGGAGCCCTGGTCGTGGTGGACGGACGAGGCCGAATCGAGGATGCCGCGGAACTTGTTGCGCGCGGCGTCGGTCGTGGCGTAGGCCAGATGCAGGGCCTGCTCGGCCACGTCGGCCGGCACGCTCATGCCGTGCTGCTCTTCGTAGATGCGCACGCCATCCAGGATCGCCTTGGTGACGCTTTCGCGTTCGCCGTCGTCCTTGCACTCGTCCAGCACGGCCTGGAGCGTCACCGGGATCTTGGCAGCGCTCTGATTGAGCGCGCCGGACATGAATTCGTTGGCGGCGACCGAATCGAAGACGCCGCCCTTGGTGGCGCCCCCCTTCAGGTCGTCGATGAACTGGGCTACTTCGGCAGTCTCGCGCTTGAAGTAATCCTGTTGGATGCGCTTGGTCATGGTTTCGTGTCCTTTCGGAGAAGTTCAAACACTGGAACGCCGGCAGCAGCCGACTTCCGGCTATTCTCGAAGGGGCACAACTAGACCACGGGGGCGTTTTTCCGCTTTTTGCTACCCGCCCGCGGGGACGTGCAGGTCGTCGCGGCGATTCGTGATGTAGCGCGTCGTGTACGGCGGGATGTTGGAGGTGGTTTCCGTGCCGACGACTTCGAACGCCAGCTTGGCCGGTGCCGGCCCGGTGTCGAGCAGCAGGTACACCACGTCGTGCGTGCGCAGGTCGAACCACTCCGCGCTACCGGACTGGCCTTCTGGCTCAACCAGGAAGCGGAACTCGTCGCCCGCGCCGATGTTGGCGTCGCGGCGGTCCATCATCGGGGCCGGGCTGAAGCCATCGGCCGGCAGCGCGAATCCGTTGCCGATGAACTCGTACTCGAACTGCTCTTCGTCCATCGTGTCGAGCACGCCCAGACCGCCCAGAGTCGGGTTGCCATCCACCGTCTCCTGCTCCGCGCGGGTGATCGTCTTGCGGAACACCTGGCAGTTGAAGGTATTGGGATGGTTCATGACCACGTTGCGAGTCATGCGGTTGATGGCGTTGGGCACATTGGTCAGCATCTGCTACCCCTTCGGCTGGTTCTGTTGGTGCTGGGCGAGGATCGCCATGACCTGCTCGGGCGTCATGCCGAACTGGTCGCCGAGCATCTTGGCCGACGACTTCACGGCGCGGCGCGTGGCTGGCGCCGCCTTGGCCGGCGGGTTCGCCTCCATCTTCTTCGCCGCGCGCTGGAGAGCGGCGCGCTCCCGCGCGCGCTGGCGCTGGCGCATGGTGGCCTCCACGTCGCGGATGCGGTTGGCCGGCTTCCCGGCCATCTGCTCTGCATCCTTCTGCGACATCTGGACGTTCACCCGGTTGTTGTCCTGGGCCCGCGCCTTGTCGATCAAGCGCGCCAGGAAGGTCTGGATCGCGCTCGACGACTCCACCTCGGCCATGACCCGCAGGATGTGCTTGCAGGCCACGCCATGCAGGTTCGGGTTCCTCACCTTCGGGTAGCCCGTCTCATCCCGGCCGGCGTTGAACTTGCCGACGGTGGCGATGTATCGGAACCAGTAGCGCCAGCGCCCACAGTCGCACTCGATCTTCAGCGGCTCCTTGCGCAGCCAAGCCGCCGACTTCTTGGCGTCGCCGCGCGCGCCGGACGCCGCCGATGCGTAGGAAAGGAATTCGACGGTGACGTTGTGGTGCGTCACGTCCGAGTCCGGGCCGGCATTCGTCATGAACCGGACGCGGCCGCCATAAGCGGCCACCGGCACCGCGGTGCGAATCTGCTGGTTCGCCCGCGCGCGGTCGTCGGCCAAGGAAAGGTCGAGCACCTGGCGGGCACGGATGCCGCCTTTGAACCGGGATTGCGCCGTCCGCACGTTCTGGCGGAACTGCGCCAGGTCGTCGTGCGTGAGCGGCCGCACCTGGCCGCCCATCGTGGTGAACAGCATCCGGTGGGCATCGTAGTCGCCCTGGACATCCTTGGCGTTGAGGATGACGGACTTGGGATGCTGGCCGGCGGCCCGTCGCTCGGCGGCGTCCTGCGCGGCGCGCGCCTTGGCATCGGCAGCCGTGCCGCGGAGCTTCGGGAGCCAACTCAGCGCCCCGCCCGACGAGCCCTTGCCGCCGGTCTTCTTGGTTGCCATGCTCTACGCCTCCGTCCAGGTGGGCGCGTAGTTCTCCCGGTTATCGGCGATGGACTCGAAATTGGTGCGGCGCTTGATGGCGAGCAGTTGCCCCTCGTTCGGCAGCGTCAGGCGCATCTGCGGCAGCGGCTGGTAGACCGTTGCGAGGCCCGCGGCAGCCATGACGGCCAGGAACTCGTCGCGGCGACCGTAGACACGCTGCGACACCAGCGTCAGGTCAAGCATTTCGTCCGGCTTCGTCTCGTAGAAGATGGCCGAGGTGTCCCACGCCTTCGTCATTTCGGCGAACTTGCGCACCTCGCGGTAGAAGCTCTTGGCAGCGCGGGTGTCTTGGTCGAGCATGGCGCTCCCCCTCAAATGGTGACGATGCCGCCGGCCGACAGGCTGCGGAAGTAGTCGGCCAACTCGACGACGCGCTCCACAGTGTCCGAGCGCAGTGCGTGCCGGCACGTTGCCAGCGCCGCGACCTGCGCGCAGGTGATCGCGGGATTGATGCGGTAGCGCGGACCGGACGAGTCGATGCCGTCTTGCTCGATGGACTGGTCAGGATTAGCGCGCTGGGCGCGCTTCGAGAACACCAGGCGCGGGCTCTTGCCGTCGGCAGCCACGCCAGCCTTCAGGGCGTAGTAGGCGGCGATGCAGGAGCGCAGCTCGTCCTCGGTGAATAGGCCGTCGCGCGGCAGGTCTGGCACGTTGGTCAGCACGATGCAGCCTTCACGCCGCGTGGCGCGATATTCCGCCTCGGCGCCGACCACCAGCACGCGGGCCGCGGGATCGTAGACCGAAAACAGGCTGCACGCTTGGCCTCCGTACCCGGTGATCGTCGCCTGAATCTGGATCATGCACCGCTCCCATCGCCGTCGGCCGACACCTCGCTGGTGCGGATTTCGGCGCTGCCGCCCGCATCGCCAGCCTCGGCGCTGGCGATATTGACGGTCTGCACCCGCGGGTAGCCGGCCGGGTCGTCTGTGCCCGGCGTGCCCTGGCCGTCGTTCGGCTCGCCAGCGGCCGGGGCGTCGAAGAGCGGGATCTCGGCGCGCAGTGTGAGGTCGATAGCGAGGATCGTCAGGTTCTTGGCATCGGTCTGGATCGACATGGCCGGGTTCTCAGGCGACTCGATCTGCACGGGCCAGCTCATGTCCTGGCCGGCGAAGTGATAGCTCGCGGTGAAACGCCGGTTCGGCGTGGCATCCAGAAACAGCAGGAACTGCGCCACCAGCGAGTGCGCGCTAGGCTCGTCAGTGGCGAAGACCGCCACCTGCGCCCGGATGTCGCCGGCCACGGCGCGCAGGCCGAATATGCGGTCCTTCTCATCGCCGGGGATCGTCACCATCATGCTGTCGGCTACCTGCCGCGTGTATTCACGCCCGGTCGGCGTGTAGTCCTTCGCCATCGCCACGATGATCGCGGGCAACTCGGGCGGCTTCGTGGCGGCCTGGTCGATGTCACTGCGCAGGTACAGCGACAGCATTTCCTCGGCGAGGTCGATCATGCGCGCCGGCGCCCACACGATGCTCTTCGCCGCGCCGCGCGCGACGTAGCCTTCCAGCGGCTTGGTAGTGGGCACGAGCCCCGCGTAGTAGCGGGTCATGAACTGGCCGAACGCGGCCTTGACGGGCTGGAGCATGGCGGCGGGCTACCGGGTGAACTTGTTGAGCAGGCGGCCATACAGCGGCGGCTCGCTGGCCTGATCGTCTGCCTTCGGCTTCACGAACCCCGGCAGCGAGCTGGCGCCGCGGAACGCCTGGGCATCGCGCTGGATGCGGTCGGCCATATCCACCGACACCGCCATCGGCGCGATGGCGGCCGAGTCGAGCACGAGCGCGGCATCCACGCCCTTGGCTGCCAGCAGGCCCAGCAGATGCTCGTTCTCAGCGCGCAGGTGCTCGATCACATCGCTGGCGCGGTCGCGCTCGTCGTTCGCCGAATCCAGCAGGCGCAGCACGCCGCGCAACTGCTCGTCGTAGATAGCCGCCTCGATGTCGTCGAGGGTCATGCCGTTCACGTCGTCCAGGGTGTAGCCCCGGTTCGTCGAGTAGTTCGGCTCCAACACGTAGTCGAAGCCGAAGAACTCCGGGCGCATCGGGTCGATGGCCGAGCTGAAGCCGCCCACGCGACCGGCGTACAGCTTGGCGGCCACCTGGCCGGGGTCGTTGTTCACGAACTCGGCCTGATGCTCGATGGTGCCGTCTGGGCTGGCGCGCAGCAGCGTCGTCACCAGGGCAGGCTCGACCAGCGCCGGGCGCCCGCCGTCTAGGCCACCCTCCACGGGCCTCATTCCGAATTTTAGGCGGGGCCAATGGCCGTAGTAGCCCACCATGTCGCGGTTTGCCACGCGCTCCTGGCAGGCCGGCCCGTTGATCGCATCGACGATGGCACGGATGTTGAAATTCCGCTCCTTGCCGCGATACCGGCGCCCGCGCTCCTTCAGGTTGTAGGTGATGACCTTGGTTTCCATAGGAACCTCCTTGCCGGGATGGTAGGCAGGCGAAGGCGGGCATCTGCGCGCGATTTTCCGCATGGGCTGGCTGGCACCCTCCGATTCAGCCGCTATTGCCTTCCTGAAGCAGTACGGCCTGCCCCCTTTTGCTGCGCCCTAGGCGGATGCAACTTCCGCATCACTCTCTCCGACCTCGGCCAGCACGTCGGCGAACAGGTCTTCGGCCTTCTCCAGCACCGAGCTGGTCAAGGACGACGACGCGGAGCCGGCGCTGTCGGACACCATGTACGTGGCGCCCTCCAAGAAAGCGAAGCTCATGGCGTCGATCAAGTCGGGGGACTTGATGCCGGCCTTGCGCATGTCCTCCTTGGACTGCATGACATAGCGCAAGCCGCCGGCCTCGCTGAAGTAGTACGGGAGCCGCGAGCCCTGGTCGATGATCTTCTCGCGCAGCCGCTTGCTGATTCCCTGCGGCAGCACCACGCGGCCCTGCCGGATCGCGTCACGGAAGCGCACCATCGCGCAAGCCCGCAGGTTGTAGAACCGGGTCTTGTACTCGTTCTTGAAGCACGGCGCGCCCCAGTTCACGCGCGTCACCGTGGCGCCCGACCGCTCGATCAGCTTGCACACCGTCGCACCGACGCCGCCGGCGTCCACATACAGGGTAGCGTTCGACAGCTTGCCCAACAGGTTCACCAGGTCGCCGGCCAGGTCGATCTCGTTCTTGTCGTTGGCCGCGATGGGGATTTCGATGAACTCGACGCGGCGCGCGTCTGGCCCATTGTCGGCATCCCCGATTATCTTGGCGACGATGGCGACAGAATCGTCGCGGTACTCGCCCAGGGCCACGTCGGACAGCACGACCAGGCCGAACGGCTCGTCGTCGCCGATGATCTTCCGCGGCTCGAAGGCTGCTTCCATGTCGGCGCGCGTCAGCAGGACGTTGCTGCTGCTCTGGGCGAACAGGCCCAGCACGCGGATCTGGTATTCGACCGAGCTTCGGCCGCCGCTCTCGTTCGCGCGGTCGCGCAGCCACTTCGTCGTGACGAACGGGGAGTGCTCCGAATTGAACCGCAGCGCCCGCCAGCTCCCGCCGTTCTCCAGCTTCAGGGTATGGTGCGAGTCGTAGAAGCGGCCGGCGTTGCGCGCGCCCTGGGACGCCATCAGCGTCCGGTTGCCCGGCTGGGTCTGGGTGCCGTCGATCACGTCGAAGTGCTCGTCAGGCACGCCGGCAGCTTCGTCGATGATGATGAGCTGCCAGTAGCGGTGCTTGCCCGCCACGCCGATGGCCTCGCCCTTCTTCATGGCGATCTGGGCGATGAACCATTGATCGGCGTAGCCGTGGACGTGAACGCGCGTCTTGGTGATCGAGAAGAAATCCAGTATCCAGGCGTGCGGGCTATTGCCGATGGCGATCCGCGCGTCCTGCATTTCCTTCCAGATACCGTCCGCCACCTGCTGGATGAACGGCGCGCCGATGTAGGTGTTGCTGCCTATCTCGACCTTGCCTTCGTAGAAGGCCACCGGAAAGCAAAGCAGGTGCCACAGCGCGATGCGCGCGAAGGTGGCGGTCTTGCCCGTGCCCGTGCCGGACACCACGGACACCTTGGCGTTCGGGTCGGTGATCCCAAGGAACAGGGCCTCCTGGTCGGCGCTTGGCACAAAGCCTGTCACCTCGACCGCGAAGCGCAGCGGGTCGGCATGATACCGCTCCACGAATTCGGCGTAGCGCGGGTCTTCAAGAATGTTCCGGTTCCGTTTGCGGGCGGATTTTGCCATGTCTTGCCCGTCTAACCTTCTTCTTGCTCGTCGTCGCCAGCACCGAGCGCGGGCACAGCATCGGTATCGGCGTCGTCAGCATCGACGGTCAGGCCGCGCTCGGCCAGCACGGCGGCCTGCCGCGCGCGGGCCTGCTGCATCTTCTCGTCGTAGACGCGGTACAGGTCGTCGCTGGACACCAAGTTGATGTTGACCTCGGCTTCCTTGTCCTTGAACAGGCCCAGGGCACGGCCAAAGTTGTCCATCGCCTTTTCCTTGGAGAGGGTCAAGACCTCGATGCCCTCCTTGCCGACCTTGACGCCGCAATACACCAGCCGGGCGGCCGGCGACAGGTTCCGGGTATCGTTGAAAAACACCTCTTCGAGCCCCTGCCCGTGGCACTCCGGGCAGTCCTCGGCCGGCGGCCGGCGCTTGTCGTACCAGGCGCCCACATACTCGGGGAACACGCCGATGTCGTCGTTTGCGTCGCGCCGCCGCCGGCGCTCCCGTTCCCGCTCGTGCCCCTTCCTGGCTTCCTCCAGCCCGGACGGGGTGTATTGCCGCGCGTGCCCCTCGCCCCAGCAGAACGGGCAGCACACCCGCCGAAGCTGGGAAATCTCGTTCGCGTCCAGGTTGACGACGGCCGCCCACATCCGCATCAGCTCTTCGGCGTCGATCCCCAGCCGGCGAGCACGGGCAGAGGCCAGCAGCTCAATGGCCTCGCGGACTTTGGGATTCTTCAGCAGCTCCCACGCGAGAATATGGGCGCTCTTGGCGCTGTAGCCCGCCCTGATAGCCGCCTGCGTCCCGTTCCAATCCGTCATGTACTCGCGGACGAAAACCTCTTGCATATCAGTCAGTTGAGCGAACACGCCGAACTGGTCGGGGTCGCGCTCGACTGCCTCGGCGGTAGTCAGGGGCATGGTTTCTCGCCCCCTCATGGTTTCGCTCATGGTTTCCGAAACCTTGGCGTGATGGTTTTCGAAAACCTTGGAAACCTTGCTGGAAACCTTCCCCGTGTCCTTGCCTCTCTCCTTACGGGCGCTGGCCCGATCCTGGGCAGCGTCGTCGGCCTTCGGCGCGGTGGCGCCTCGCGCCTTCTCCTTCTTCTTGGCCGGCACCGGCGCCGTGCCGGCGGCATCGCCCTTGGCCCACCCATCGCGCAGCGCCATCTTGCGCACGGCAGGCGCTGACACCGGCAGAGTCAGTTCTTCGACCAGCCAAGCGTATCCATCCCTCGGGTCGCGCTCCCAGTGCGCCCTGACATCTGCCCATTGGTCGGGCGACAATTTCGGTTTAGCGGCCATGCCCCTTTTCTCACAGCATCAGGCTCAGTTGGTGGGAGTCGGCCGCGGCCAGGGCGCACTCCACCCGGAACCTGTCCATCTTGGACTTGGCGTGCTTGGTGGTATCGCTGGCCCGCTCCACGGCGCCGACCAGACGGCTGCCCGCCCGCATTTCCTCGAAGCCGGGGTTCAACTCGGCGAAGCGCGTCAGCGCGGCGCCAACGTCCACGTTGGCCGCCAGCATCGCGGCGATGCCTTCCTCCATCGCCGTCACCTTGTCATGCAATCGTCGCAGGGTTTCCATGTCACGAAGACGGGACTTTTCCATTGCGTCGAACAGCCAAGCGGAAACCGACCGCTCCTGGGTCATGCGCGCGCCGGCTTCCCAGTCGTCGCTGGCCCCAAACAGGTAGTCAATACTGACCTCATAGACCTTGGCGGCCCGGACGATCAGCCACAGGGGCACGCTGTTGGTGTCGGTGGCGCCCTCGACCTTCGAGAGCTTGGACGGGTTGCTGTAGCCAAGCCGGCGGGCCGCAGCGCTTTGGGAGAGGTTGCACAGCTCGCGCGCCTGCCGCATCCGGGCTCCGATGGTCTTGACGGCGGCCGCCTGCTCCTGGCGCGTGGACGATAGCTTCTTCTCGGTCATGGCGTCATACCCCCTTTACACTCCATCCGCCGCCTTCCTTCTTGGACTGCTTCTGGCACAGGAAAAACCGGAACGGGAACATCGAGGCGGCGACCTTGACCTTCAGCCAGCCGTCCTCGCGGATGAACCCACCCTTGGTTTCGTGAATCTCGAACGTCCCATCGGCCAACATCACGGCGAAATCCGGGGTGTACCGGGTGCCGTCAGCCAGCTTCAGCGTGATCGCCTCGTACTTCCACCAGACGACCTCGCCGCGCAGCCGGCGCGCCTCCAGCATCCCGGCATACTCGGCCTCGGTGTTGTTCATGCCGGGCTCGCGCAGCGTGCCCACAGCTACCGGCAAAGGGGATTCCGGTGCTTGGGCGGGCGCGGGTGCCCTCAGGGCCGGCGCCACCGCGGCGGCCGCGGCAGTAGCCGCCGGCGCGCGCCGCAGATGAGCAGCCAGTTGATCCTCGCTCCAGCGCAGGGCGTTCGCCACGGTCAGTCCTCCCTGCCCTGCCTGTCGAGCCAGGCCCGACGGGCAGCCACCACGTCGGCGGCGCCGGCGGAAAACTTGGCGCACTGCCGCGGACGGACCGACGACATGAACTGGGAGGTGGATCTGCGCGCCGCACATAGGCCAAAGCCCATCTGCCCCATCGGGCCCGCATCCTTCAGGCGCAGGTGAGCGCAGTCCATGCAGACGACGGGAGCGGCTACCGGCATCGTGCCCCCAGTCGCTCGATGGTCAAGGCGAGCAGGTCAAGTTCGGACAGGCCATAGGTGCGCTCGAACGCCTTGGTGCCCAAGCCATGCAGGCCGGTCTTGCCCTGGTGGTGCTCGGGGCACAGCGGCACCGTCAGGAAGTCGCTGGCGCGCTGGGCGCCACCCTGGTCTTCACGGACGTGATGCACTTGCGCGGGCGTTTTACCCAGGCAAAGGTGGTCGCAGAGGATGCAGCCTAGTGCTGCGACGCGGCCCATGTGGCGCTCGCCGGCGGCGGTGCTCATTGGTCGAACCTCATCAGCTCATTCACCACGTCTTCCACGTCCTCCGGGCTCGCGTAGCCGGCCGAGCGCAGCACGCGATTCCACACCACGGTCAGCACGGCGCGGTAGACGGCCTCGAACCGTTCCTCGCCCATCGCGGCAAACGACAGGCTTTCGGCCTCCAGGCGCACCTCGCCGCGCACGTTGTAGACCGACTTGTAGAAGCCGGCCAGGATCGTGATGTCCTTTCGGAACCGCTCGAAGTCCTTGGCGACGGGCAGGCCCTTGTACTCCAGGGGCGTCATGGGCTCCCACACATCGAAGGCGAGTTTGAACAGCGCGAACGCCTTGTTGTGGAACTTGACGTTGCGGACGCGGCGCAGCGTGGCGCGCACGCCCTGGCCGGCCTTCAGCTTCCCGACCACAGCGCGGGCGTCCTCGTCGGCCGGCGCCAGCGCGCCGGCTGGGGTCTTGACCAACACCAAATCCATTACGCGCCCTCCCTCTCGTTGTGCTCGCAGCAGTGCGCGGCGGCAAGCACGCGCACGATGGCGCCGCAGATGGCAAAGACGAGCAATAGTCCGCCTACGGCGATGAAGTAGATCGCGCCGATCATGCAGCACCTCCCGTGCGATAGCTCTCCCAGTCGAACACCACGGCCTCGCCGCCATCCTCGCGCAGGCGGTCGAAGATGCGCTCGCCCAGGAACGACTTGATGCCCGGCACCGCGCGGCCGGCGCCGTCGTCGCAGTCGTCGATGGTCAGGTTCGACAGCAGAATCGTCGGCCGGCGCTTCTCGTACCGCTCGTTGAGGATGTCGAACAGGATCAGGCGCTCCGTGTCGCTGCCGAACTGCACGCCCACTTCGTCGAGGATCAGCAGGTCGGGAAATACCAGCGAGGCCACGGCCTCGCTTTCGCTCATGGCGCTGCTGCGCGACCAGGTGTCCTTCACGCGGCGCACCGCACGCATCACGGTCGTGAACAACACGCTGCGGTTGCCATGCTCCATGACGTGCATCCCTACCCCGACGGCCAGGTGCGTCTTGCCCGTGCCCGGCCGGCCGAGGAACAATGCGCACCGGCCTACCCGCAAGGCTTCGTCGAAGGCTCCCGCATAGCCTTCCGCGAAGGCCAGCGCGCGGCGCTGGGCGGCAGTGCGAGCGATGAACGTGCCCAGCCGACGGTCTCGGAACCGCTCGGGGATGCCAGCGTCGCCGATCTTGCGCTGCCAGGCCGCCAGGCGCGCGGCATGCTCCTTGGCCTCAACCTCGGCCCGCGCGGCGGCGGCGCATTCGGCGGCGCACTTCGGGCACCCCGTCCAGGCCAGGCCGATGTAGCAACGGCTCTCGTACTCCCCATGCGCATCGCACACGGCCACGCGGGTCAGCGGCGGGTGGTGCATGTCCACGAGTTCACACACGCGCTTCACAGGCGCCCTCCGGTGCCGTAGTCGCGCTGGTCGTAGCCGGAGTGGGTCGAGGCGCGCGCGCCGGCCGCTGGGCCGGACTGCTGGCCCAGCCGGGCATACCAGGTCGCCCTGAAACCCTGCCACGAGTTCGTCGCGGACACCTTCACCGCCTCGGCGAGCGTGATGCCGGCCTTCTTCGCCTCAGCCTTCACGTCATCCCATGCGGATTGCGTCAGCGGCGCCTTCTTCGCCGTGCGCACCTTCAGCCAGTCCAGCGCGTGCTTGCGCTCGACGCCCTCGGCCACCAGCTCACGCACGCCCAGCGCGCGCGGCAGGCTGTCGTCCTGGCCGCCGGCGGGCGGGCTTTCCGGGGAGCCAGCAGGCGGATCAGCAGGTGCAGGCCCGGCGGGCGGATTTCCACCGTCATGGCCGTCAACGCCTTGAGCGCCATCCAGCCCATCTGCCTGTCCGTCAACCGGGTTCGAGGGCGCGCTGGCGTGCCCAGTCTTTTCTTCCTTCTCCTGCTCTTTCTTCTGCTCCTGCTCCTGCTCCTGATTATCGGTAGTCTTATTGGAAGCCTTCGAGGAAGTCTTCCCGGAAGCCTTTCGGGAAGACTTTCCACTATTCTTTCCGGGTACGCCAGAACCGTCAGAATCCAGCGGGCACGCGGCTTCGAACGCCTCGGCAAAGCTCTCGCCCAGCTCTTGCAGAGCCGCATAGAGGGTTTCCCATGCCTCGCGCTTCAGGTCGCAATCGGGCACACGCGCCCACGTCGAGGCCCAGCTTTTCACCACATTCGGAGACTGCGGCAGGTTGTGCTGAATGGCCTTCGGCACAAACACGAGACGGGCTTTCCAGTCGGCTTTCACCAAGCCTTGCCCGAAGACTTCCGCGAAGGCTTTGTCGAAGGCTTCCGGCTCCCAGTCGAGCATTTCGGCAAAGCCCAGGCGGCCGACGGGTTGCACGCCGGGCATATTGGTGGTCTGCGGCCCGATCATCAGCATGATGAACAGCCCCTGGCCAGACGGCACGAGCGGCGACAGATCGCGCACCCTCTTGTCGCCCCAGGTGCCCATCGAAACCTTGCGGAACGGGCTGGCTTTAGGTTGGTCGTGGCTCAAATCGCCCCCTCCATCTTCGTATGGAAGCCGGCAGCCCCGCGGAAGCGTTGCGCGGCAGAAATCAGGTATTCACGGCACCGCTCGGTGACGATCCAGCGCCGGTCGTTCAACTCGGCGCCGCGCCCCGTGGTGCCCCAGCCGCCGAACGGATCGACGATCAGGTCGCCCACCTCGGACAGGAAACGGACGAAGTGCTCGGCCAGCTTCACCGGCATCAGCGCCGGGTGCGTCGGCAGTCCATGCGCGGCCGAGAAGTCGCGCGCGGGCTGCTGGTCGGGGTCGCGGTGCGGGATTGACAGCACGTTGCGGGCGATGGCGCCCTCGGTCGGCGCGCCGAAGCTGCCCTCGCGCACCGTGTAGGCACCGTCGGCGTAGCGGGCATACCGCCGCACCCCGCCCGCGGCGATCAGGCGGCGGTGCGCATCGGTGTGCTCGCGCAGGCAGCGCCGGTTGTCCGCCACGACCACGGCCGGGTCGTTCGTGAACCACAGCACATGCTCGTAGGCGGTGTTGTGGTGGATGCGCTTGATCGAGGCCCAATGCACCGGGCCGGGCGGCTTCGTCGGGTTGTGCCAGACGAACCGCTCCATCAGGTGCAGGCCCAGCTTGTCGTGCAGCGCCAGGGTCAGGCGCTCCAGATACAGCGAGCGCGCCGGCGAACCGGGCTCGAAGATGTCGTTGCCCAAGTTCAGCACCACGCTCCCGCCGGGCCGCAGGTGGGCCACGATGGGCTCCAAGATCGGCAGCAGCCAGTCGATGTAGGCGGTCTGGTTGACATTGCCGTAGGCGCGCTGCTTCGCCAGCGGGTACGGCGGCGAGGTGAAGGCCAGCGTGATCTGCTCGCCGAGCCCCTGAAACACATCTTCGGCGTTCGCCCATAGCGCACAGCCCAGATCGGTCGAAAACGCCAGCAGCACGGTCTTGCGCGGCGCCGGAGTGAGTTTCTTGCTGGCGTCGCCGCTCAAGCGCCAAGTGCCACGCTCGACGCGCTCCAGCACGCCAAGGTGCTTGAGCGTCTGCTGGTGCCAGCGCACCTTGCGCTCGAACAGGTTGCAGGGCTTGCCGGTCTTACCTACGGGCGCGCGGGTATCCAGCGCCGCCTCGGGGATGTCCAGCTCCAGCGCCAACTGCTGGAACAACTCGCGGTTCGTGAGGGTGTCGCGACCGACGAACGGCGCCATGACGGCCTCGGGCGACAGGTTCTTGATGTCTTCCATCGCCGCCCTTACTCGCAAAGCCCGTAGGCAGATGAGCATGCCGTCGGTTCGTCGAGGTCGGTCAGCAGCGAGAACTGCCGGCCGCCGCGTGACGTGCGCGCCCACTGCACTGCTTCGTGAACGCCTGCTGCACCGGCCTTCTCGATATGGAAAAACGTGACATCGGGGCGAGGCCGCGTCACGCCCTGAACCAAACGTTCCCATTGCGCGATGCGTTCGATGTGCATGGGGAAACGACGCGCGATCTGCGCCAGTTCCGCCTTCTGGCAGTTGATGCAGGGCATGCAACCAACGCGCGTCATGCCTTGGCGATACAGCGGGTTCGGCTCAATGCCATAGGCCCGGTGGGCCTCGAACACAGACGCTACGTTCCAGCGGAGGATTGGCCTATAGATCGACATGCCCCCCCCCAGGAACTCGTATTGAGGCAGCCAGCGACGCGCCTCGGATTCGTCCGCGCGCACGCCTTGCCACGATTCGACATGGTGGCCCTGGTCGATCAGGTCGAGTTGGTATTCCGTCAACGGGTTGCGCTTCAGGTGTTCGGTGCAGAACTGGCGCCGGCGCGACGGGAAGCCTCCCCTCAACATGCACAGGTCGAGGAACGGATTGCCAGTCGGATGCAGCAACTCCAGCGCGCGGGCGGCGGCCTCCCTCGTCCAGGCCCACTTGAACTGCCGATTGCCGTACACCGCCGTCTCAGGCTCGCCAGCCGCGATGCGCGCCAGGTTCGCGCGCTTTGTGGCGAACTCGTCGTCGAAGGTTGCGCGCACCACCTCCACGTTGATGCCCAGCGCGCGCGGCAGGTACTCCAGCGCGTAGGTGTATGTGGACTCGTGCTCATTGCCGGTGTCAGCGAATACGAATCGGCAGGCATCGTGGCCGTGCAGTTCGAGCGCGACCAGCGCGGTGGCAGTGCTGTCCTTGCCGCCAGACATGGAAACAACGTGCAGCTTCATGCGGCACCTCGCGTCGCGGCCTGCGACGCACGCCATTCGTCATCGAACGGCAAGCCCTGCGCGCGCAGTTCGGCAATGACCTCGCAGCCGATCTGGTCGGAATCGGCACGGCGCGGCCGGAAAACGCACGCGCTCGAAACTCGCCGCAGCTCGATAAGCAGGCCCGCGGCCGCCAGCTTGCGCAGGTGCACCAGTGCGACAGCCGACGACACGCCGGCCTGGCGCGCGTAATCCCACGAATGCACGGAGGTGTAGTGCCAGCTCCGGTCGTCCGGCTCCCGGCATGCAATCGTTCGGTCGCCCGTCATGTAGTGGTTGCTGTAGATCTGGCCGGATGCCACCTTGGCCGCCAGCAGCGCATCGGCCAGCATCGCCTGCATGTCCTTCATGCTGGGATTCCCTGAGACTTGATGGATATAGCCCAGCGCGCCGGCCCGACTCGACGGCCGATGCGCTGGAGCTGCTGGCGCACCTTCTCGCGCCAATACTGGTTCGTTGTCGGCCGCGCGCCTTCGATTTCGCGGTAGATTTCCGGCAACGTCGCCTCGCCGCCGAGCGCTTCGAGCGCCGCGCGCGTGACCGCGGCCCACGCCGAGCGCTCGCCCTGCGCGAGCAGCGCGCGATAGCGCGCCTGAAGCCGTGCAATCGCGGCGGCCTCGTGATACAGCGCGAACCCGATCAAGCCATGCCGGCCCTTTGTGAGGCGCGCGAAGCACAGAGGATGCGATAGCCCCGGGAACACGTTGCGCGGCAGCATCTGCTGCTCCATGCCCCAGCGCGCCGCCAGCGCATCGACAGTGCTCGCGGTCTGGAACAGAAATGCGGGCAGCACGAATCCAACCTCGCCGTCGGCCGGCAGAAGATCCCAGGCGCGGTCGAGGAACTGCATCACCACCGCGCTCTTGAACGGCGGATTGCCGAGCAGAAGCGTCGGGCGAAACGGCAGATCGATCGTGCGGAAGTCGCCCACCAGCACCTCGCGCCCGCTACTCGCGCGAGCACGCGCAGCCAGGTCCGGGTCGATTTCGATGCCGATAGCGGGCACATGATCGGGAAGCGCGCGCAGAAACGCGCCCTCACCGCACGACGGCTCAGCCACACGGTCCCACATCCCGAGCCCAGGATAGAAGCGCTCGATGAGCGCCTGCGCCACCCACTCCGGCGTGAAAAACTGGCCCAACTCCATCCGGGCCGCCGTGCGATCACCTATGGTGTAACGGTTCTCACAGAGCCACGCGGAAGCCTTCTTGGCCGCCGCGCGCGCGTGAGCCGGCATCGCGCGCATATCACTCATGCATCGACCTTCTCGCCGCTGCCCGGTGCGTACAGGCGGCCGCCGGCGGTACCGTGGCCCCGCACCCGCAGGCAAGTGCCGACGACGCGGATGTCGCCGTTGCGGATCGCTTTGGCATAGATCGGGCCGAACGCACGGTCGTCATGCGGCCGGATGCCGGCAGCGCGCGCGGCCAGCGTCACAGACTCACCCGGCACCGACTCCATCTTCTGCACGTAGTCCACGATGAACTCGTAGGCACGCTCGGCGAAGTCGGGCATGTCCTCCTTGGTGAGGTCAAGACACCGCTGCCCAGCTTCTTCGCCCAGCCGGCGTGCCGTCGCGGCGCGCTGGGCCAGCGGCGGAGCAACCGCGGCGGCGCTCACAAGCCACCTCCGCGGACAGCCTGAAGCAGCTCGCCGGTCGCCTTCATCAAGCCCAACAACATGGGCTCCAGCGCGCGGCGCTCGGCGGCGTCGAATCGCCCATCCTTCGCGGCCTCGGAGCCGACACCGAACAGGTTGGATGCCGATGACACCAACGACAGGAACAGATGCACGGCCACCGCGGGGTCGCGCGGCTCTAGCTCGAAGTCCATCGGCACCTGGCCGACCATGTGCGCAAGCGCGAAGACGGTGCGCCGGGCCTGCGCCAGCATCACGATTTCGAGGATGACGCTGAACGACGGCGGCGGCGATTCGTGGTCGGGGTTGATGCCGTTCGACAGCGTATTGCCGTTCATCCCCAACGTCTCGGCAATGCCGCGCACGCCGCCGGGATATTCCTTGGCATCCGCCTGGAGAGCCAGGAACAACGCACGATGGACTTGCTTGATGGGCCTACGCATAACGAATACCTCCCTAGATTCGCCTACTGCCGTGCGGCAGCCAGCCAGATACTTGGCGCATGGAAAACTTGATGACACATCCCTGCTTTCAAACGTCGGTCGGGCCGATCTGGATCAGCTTCACCGGCTCGGCCTCGGGCTCGGGCTCGCCAGTTGCATCGGGATCGACGATGTACCGAGCCTCGTGCAGCCGCGTGGACTGGAACGTGGTGGCGGACATGCCCTCGCACTCGGCGCGGGCAACGACAGTGCCGTCGGCGACGGCGGCGGTTTCATGCATGGGCGGGCTCCTTGTTGAGGCTGGTGCCGCGCAAGTAGGCCCAATCAACGTCCGGGCGCATTTCCTCACACGTCACCAAGCCGGACGTAGCTTTTTCGATTTCGGGGCAGCGTTCCGCTGGAACCTGTTTCCCCGCGTCATAGGCCCAGTTGTGGATGGTCACGGGCGAGACGCCGATGGCCTTCGCCAGGTGGGCCGCGCGGCCGCGACGGCCGGACAGGTAGGTTCTGAGGTTCATAGCGCAGCATTTTAGCCAAAGGCTAAATTAACAGCAAGCCTAAAGCTAATTCACTTTGTTAGCCTATGGCTATCAAATGCCCCCATGAAACTGATTGACGACATCCGCCGCGACAACCTCGCCCTGTTGGTACTGGAACACGGAACGCTGGTCGCACTCGCCAGGCAACTTGAACGCGACCCATCGCAGGTAAGCCAGTGGCTCAACGGCTCGGCTCATTCCGTGACCGGAAAGCAACGTGGGATGCGACCAGCGACGGCGCGCTATATCGAAGAGAAATGCGGGAAGCCGATGGGCTGGCTTGACATTGAACATCCACAGGCGGAGGGCCCCCGGCTAGAGCAAGCTCCCGAGATACGGGGCAAGGAGGTGCCCGTCATATCTTGGGTGCAAGCCGGCGAGTTCACTGAAGCCGTGGAATCGTGGAGCAGCGACGAGTGGGTTGATACGTCAGCCCCAGTGCATCGCCATACCTTCGCGCTCCGCGTGAAAGGCGACAGCATGGAACCCGACTTTCCTGCTGGAGTGATAATCGTTGTGGAGCCGGATCTGGAGCCGAACCCTGGCGACTATGTGGTCGTGCGCAATGGCGGCGGAGAAGCCACATTCAAGCAACTTGTGCGAGATGGCGCAGACTGGTATCTGAAACCCATTAATCCTCGGTATCCGATAAAACCACTAGGCTCGTCGCACATCGTCGGAGTCGTGCGCGAGATGATTAAGAAATTCCGGTAGGAGAAACCTGTGAAAAGCATGGCGTCAGCCTTGACCATAGCCGCAGCCCTAGTTATCTCGGCGCCTGCACTGGCAGAAGATGCCGCACCATCATTGCTGTCCTCCGATAAGATTTCCCGCATCGCCGGTTCCATGTTCCAGAGCTACCAAGCGGGGCGCGTGAATCAAATGCTGGCTGACGAAAACGACTGCTGGGAGGACGCCGCACGCGGCAACACCATCAACAGGAAGATCGTAGCTGCATGCGCGGTTGCCGCCACTGCTGGCGCATTCATCGAGGCGACTTACGCCAGGAGCCAGCGCCGCGGTGCGAACCCACAATATACGGGCGAGGCGATACGGGCTCGCATCCTCAAAAAGTCCAGGTTGAGTGAAGACGAAATCGACGGCATTCTCGCCAGCACAATCCAGCCGAACATCGGCGCCATCATGGTCGGGCTGAATGGCGCCGGCATGCGTTGACCATGCCGCGCTCACCGCTCACCCGATGATTCCCCTGTTCGAAAGCGACACCGCTGCGCTCGACGCATCCGGCCGAAAGACCAGGATCGACGACACCATCACCATACTGGCCGAGTGGATGGAGCCGGCTCGGGCCCGGCTCACCGAGGACGACATGACCGTGCTCCGTGAAATCGGAGCGATCCTTTACGGTGCCGGCCTCGACCGATGTATGAACAGAAATCCATAATCGAGCACAGCACAATGCGTTCCAAATCTTCCTTGGACCAGCTTGTTTATTGCGGCAATCGCCCAGCCTGCCCGCGCACCAGCGGCTTGAAAATCGCGGACTACCGATGCGACCGCCCTGACGACGACGCCTATAGCGAGCGGCGTGTCCATCGACGCGCCAGCCCAGACCTGGCTGGAATATTCGTGCAATGCCCTTCGTGCGCCCATTACACAGCCTTCTACCCTCCGTCCGAAGATTCCACACCATCGTCCGGCCAGAAGTCCCCAAAATAAGGGGCGAGGTGCCAAAATGCCCGCACCATTTCCCGGTATTCCTGCGAATCGCGTGAATACTTCGGCTCCGGCGACCTGAAAGCCGCCTCCAGCGCCATGAAGACGCCGCGATTGAAAAAGCATTCCTTATAGGTCTTGGCCGGGTCGATCTGTATTGTTTCAGCCCGCTGCTTGGCGAGGAACTGCGCCCATTGCACATCGTCCAGGCCAGAATCCGGCGGATTGGGCCTAGGATTGGGCGGCGGCGGCAAACACGGCCCCGGCATCCGCACATCCTCAAGTTCTTTTGCCAACGGCAACGGCGCTTCACGAAGAACTGCGGCAGCACTTTCTTTGCTGATGGCTTCGGCGCGGGAGCGAAGTTCGGCCAGCACCGCCTGATCCCGCGCCCTCGCCTCTTTCGTCACCCGCACCACCCATTCAGCGGCTTTCTGTCTCTTCGCCTCATCGTCGTCCCGCGCCGAGAACAGTGCCGCGCAGCCGGCTGCCGGCGGACACCTCCCATAGCCTTCCCGAGCTGAACGCGCATTCCTGCGCGCCCTCATAGCGCCCCAACCTCGCGCCAGCATGCTCAGGGCCGAAGCAGTCCAGACGGACACGTTCCATCCCTTCATCTTCATCCCCAGAAGCCAGGCCACACGGCCAAGCTCATTCTGACAAAAATTTTAGCCTTTGGCTATTGACCATGATTTAGCCAATGGCTAAACTTCGTCGCAACAGTACCAGCAACGTCAGGCAATGCCCGGCGCCGCACCGCTCCTTAACAACCTGCCGGATGAACAGAGGTGAGGGCCGCAAGGCCGCCAACCTCCTGCCCCTATAGCCGCGCGGCAGAAGCAAAAGCGCACCCCGACCCCCGATGGAACGGAACGGGACTCGCCACCACCACTTGAGGCGATGGGCTTTCAACGGTTGCCGATGTTGATCGGCAGCAGGGCTACCAGAAGCCAGCAGGGGCCGGCCCAGCCGGGAGATACCTGCCGCGCGTCACGCCTCCGGGCCCGCAAAGGACGGCGCGCAACGATTCGACCACGCAAGGACCGATACCGCCGCCTCGGCGCCGCAGCTCGCGGTGCCGGGCGACGGTCGCTTTGCTGGGCGCCCTGGCGACAGGGTGCCGACCAAAGCGAAGGTGAAACCGACGCCTATCCCGCCGATTCCGGCACAACCCAACTGGAGGACCACCCTATGGACACGCAAGACACGACGGCCACCACGACCACGGCCGAGCAGATCAACCTGCTGGACGACTTCCATGCCGCGCTGGAGGCATGCGGCCGCCTCGCCTCCGACACGCTGGAGGTGATCAGGGAAGAGCTGGGCATCCACAAGGCGAAACTGGCCGCGGCGCCGGCGAACAGCGCGCCGGCGGACGAAGACGCCGAAGACGCCGGCGCGAACCTCGCACAGGAAGGCGAGGCCCAGACCGGCGAATCCGATCCCGCTCCGGCGGCCCCCGCCGCAGCCTGATCGGCCTGACCCCCAGGGTCACGCTTTCGTAGAAGCCGGACGAAACTCGGCATGGGAGCACAGTTGCCCGATGGTTGGGGGAGCGCCCACCCCCTGCACACCAGATGACGGCGCCACAGCCACGTACCTAGTACCTAACCTGCGCCGGGTAAGAGCGCAGGGCCATCACGTAGGCCGGTCGGCGGAAGTCGCCGGCCTCCATGATGGCGGCCGCATGACCGGAACCCCTCCCCGCGAGAGCGGGCAGGCGGCGGACGAGCCCCGATGACGCCGGCGCACCCGGCCGAGGAAAGCGCGACGAAAAATGGCGAAGGTAGCCCGGCCGCCGTCACCCACATTCAGGAGAACGACGTGCCCCGTGCCGACGTGCCCGCGCTTCACAAGGGCTTCTTCGGCTGGAACGCCTGCCGACTGGCCGACGAATACGAGCCGCGCGAGCTGGCGCAGGCCATCGAGCAAATCTCCGCAGATCCTGCGAACGCGAACCTGGCGCACGCCGCCGGCCGCGACATCTACCTGCTGACGAAGAAGGCCCGCCAGCGCACCGACGCGCTGGCCTGGGCAATCTTCTACCAGAAGCAGGCGAAATCCCGCGAGCGGGCGCGATGAACGCAGCGCGCCACCGCGTCCCCGACCTCGAACCTTGGTGCGGGTCGTGGATTGTCAGCAGCCGCACCACCGGCCTGGCCGTGCTCGAAACCTTCGAGCGCACCACGGCCGAGCGCATCAATCAGAACGCCTACCGGGTCGAGACGACGGCCCAATACCTGGGCCGCATCAATCGCGCCATCCGATCCAACTATGGAGTCGCCATGACCACCACCCCGGACATCGCCATCTATTCCGTGCTCGTCTTCCGCCCGCAGGACGACGGCAAGTTCGAGTCGTGCCTGCACTACGTCGCGGGCACCGACAGCGCCGACGCCCAGCGCCGCATCCTGGCGGGCAGCGCCGAGCACCTGACCGGCCGCCGCTTCATCACGACCGACGACGTGCGCGAACGCGACAACACGCCGGACTGCCGGCTCTACGTGAGCACGCTGCGCAGCGAGGCCATCGACGCCGACACGCTGGCGCGCTGGGTCGAGGTCAGCATCAAGGGGCACTGGGAAGGCGGCGACTTCTACCCGCCCACGCACCGCGAATTCTGATGACCGGGGCCTACATGGAATCCGCCCTGCGCCACCAGGTCGAGCACGCCATCAAGGTGTCGAAGCAGAACGGCACCACGCTGGCCCTGATGCTCGAACTGCTCGACAAAATCCAGCCCGGCGGCTGGACTCCGAAGATTTACGACCAGGCTGTGCGCGAGCTGTACCGCGTGCAGATGTGCGTCGTCCACCGCTCCCTCGTGCTCGACCTGATCCGGGTGCTGGAGCTGGTCGAAGTGGATGCGCTGCCCGAGCGCGTGCCGCACGATAAGGACGACGACGATCCGCCGTTCACCAAGATCGACCTCACCCGCGTGCGCGACGGCCTCGCTGCCGCGCTGAAGGGCCTGTCGCCCAACGAACCCATGTAAGGAGCAGAACGATGCCGCAGGAGCATAAGCGCCCGAACCCAGCCAAGGAAGTCGCTGACTGGAATGCCCGCGTGAAAGTGGGCGACACCGTGGAATACGCCGAAGTGAAAGGCGACCCGGCCGGCCGCTACGAGGTGAGGACGCCCGCAGAAGTCCTGATGGGCCATACCGCCGTCGTGTGGTTGAAGGGCAAGCGTGGCTGCGTGGCGATCAGCCATTGCAGGCCGGTGCCCGCGGAGTCCGTCGATGCGTAAAGCCCTCTGGACCCTTCGTGCAGCGCTGCATTACATGCGCCGCGTGTTCGTTTCCTTCCCCATTGCCTGGGAGCTGGCCTGCGGCCTGGCCGAAACCTACGACTGGCGCGAGGAAGGCCCCATCGATGCGGTGGAAGAAGACCTGACCTGCTGGAGCGACTAGCAACCCCGCAAGCGGGCCGCGCCCGCAGTGGAAATGAACATGCCGACTACCTGCCACAACTGCCGCCACCCGCTGTCCCTGCGCGAGCTAGCCGCCATCGAATCCGAACCGCGCGTGGCAGAGGTTGTGCGCTACTTCGGCCAGGCCGCGTGCGATGCATGCTGCGACAAGGCCAAAGCGCAGGCCGGCTTGGACGTTGCGCGCTCCATCGCGCGGGGCGTCCTGGCGCGCCAGCCCGACGACGAAGCCGAGTCCTGGCCCGACAACCACGCCCCGCTGTCCAACCTGCCGCACGACGCCTGACAACCCCGGTTACTGCCTCGCGTGCAGGGCAGTGACAGGGGCTGTCCCCGATGAGAGAACCCCAAGCATGCAATCGCCACCCCGCCCGCTCCTGATGCTCGCGTGCTCCGGCATGAAGTTGGCTGCGCCCGCGCCAGCACTTGAGCTGTATCGCGGCGTCATGTACCAGACCTACCGCGCCAATGTGCGCGCGGGTGCCGAGCCACACATCGTGATCCTGTCCGCGCTGCACGGGTTCTTGAACCCGGAAACGATCATCGCGCCCTATGACCAGCGCATGACCGGCGCCCGCGCAGACGAAATGCTTGCGCATCTGGTGTCGCGCTACATGGTCGGCGCCAGCTGGCCGCGGGAGTTGGGCAACGTATTCCTCGCCGGCGGCGCGGAATACCGGCGCGTCATGCGCGCAGCGCTCGATGCGTTGCGCGACTGCTACGGCATCGAAGCCATTGCCATCGCCGAGACACGCGGTGGCATCGGGGAGCAGCGGGCCCAGTTGGGCGCGTTCCTGCGAGCCGCCTGACAGGCAAAGAAAACGGGGAGGCGCACAACGCCGCCCAGCGCGCCGCACGCCGCGACAAGGACGTGCAACCTCGGTGCCGTAGCAACTTGGCAGCGGGGCCACCAGCAGCCGCGCCAGCACGCGGAACCTAGACCGGAATCCACCATGTCCACCTCTCTCAACCGCATTCAGGAATGCCTGGGCAAGGCCATCGAAGCCGCCAAGATGGAACGCGCGAGCTTCGGCTTTCCCAAGGATCGCATCACTGTCACTAGCGCACACCTGGGCGACTTCGCGGGCACGAAGATCAAGCAAGGGGATGCCATCCACCCCACGGACTTCATCCTCGAAATGACGAAGCTGTACCGCGAAACGTGGCTCATTCCGCCGTTGGAAGAAGCATTGCGCTTGGTGTCGCAGCACCAGGAACTGCTGACCCAGCTCCAGCAAGCGCAGGACACCATCTTGCGCCTGCGGCTGGATCGCCTCCATGTTCTGGCATCAGCCGGTATGCGTGACAACTGACCGAGCGCGCCATGCCGGGCATGACCGACCGCCGCTGCCAGTGCTGCGACCAGCCCTCAAGGCCCGCGCCACCTACGTGAAGCGCGAATGAGCACCTATGACCTTCCCGGCTTCGGAGACGAAGCCACTTGGCCGCCCTACACCGGCCATCCAAACGACCCCAGGGCGTCAGACGGCGCCGGCCACGACGACGACATCAACGCGCGTACCGCCGAACTGCTGGCCGGCCCGGACTACAGCCCCGTCACCCCGGCGAACCTCTGCGAAGCCATCGTCGAATCCGACATCGGTCCACTGTGCCATCTGCTGAAAGCCGGCGACATGGCCGGTGCTGGCGAGGCGCTGAGGACGGTTGCGCATGGCTACTGGGAACCCATTGCCCGCAAGGAGGCGGAACGCCAGATCGACATTGAAGCGGCCAGCGCGTGCCGCCGGTGCTGCGGGCGTGGCTGTCGTATCTGCGATGAAGGTTGATCGAGATCCACAGGAGAACCCTTCTCATGAACTCCCCAGCAAATCAGGCCCGGCACCGGGCAAAGGAGTAGCGATTGTGAGCCGCCGTGACGACTTCCTCTGCCGCTTCGAGCGCCGCCATCCGTGGATCTTCGGCGCCCTCTTGGTCCTCGCCATCGTGCTGCTGTACGCATGCGTGGCGGACAACGACACGATCTCGATTCTTCCTGGGTGGTCGACATGAAGGACGACACCCCGATGGTCGCATGGGTGCGCTTCCTGCGCGCCGCCGGCCTCAAACACTCTGGTCGCTGCCGCGCAGACGGCAGCCTTGAACTGATCCCGATCCGCTGAGGACAATCATGGAATCACCTGAAATGGAAGTGCTGGACGCAGATCCGGCAGAGTCGGCTACCACCCTCGCCTTGTACGACCCCGTCGAGGCCGGGCTCGCCAAGCTGCGGGAGGAAGGCGCCGAAGCCTTCGACGTGAAGACGACCGAAGGCAACAAGGCGGCGCGCGAGTTCGTGCAGCGTTGCGTCGGCACGCGCACCGCAACCGAGGAAGCGTACACGAACTGGAATCGCCCGCTGATGGCGCTCCAGAAACAGGCCCGCGAGAAACGCGACGAGATCGTGGCGTCGGTGAAGGCCATCGAGCAACCCGTCAAGGATCTGGTCGATGCCGAGCAGAAGCGCAAGGACGAGGAACGTATCGAGAAGGCGCGCATCGAGAGCGCGCGCATCTCAGCCCACCAAGCGTGCCTGAACGCGATCATCAACCTGCCGAAGGACTATCTCAGCGCGAGCGTGGCCGATGTCGCCGCCGCGATCCGTGACCTGGAATCGCCGAAGTATCTCGGCCAGCGCGACTGGCAGGAATACACCGACCAAGCCAAGGAAGCGGTCGAGGGCGCCCTGACAACGATCCGCGCCCATCTGGAAAACGCCAAGGCACGCGAAGAACTGGCGGCAATGCGTGCCCAACAACAGGCGGAGGCTGCCGCGCAGCAAGCCCAGGCGGAGGCGGCCGAAGCCGAGCGGCAGCGTATTACCGGCATCAAGGACCGCATCCACGCCATCGAGACGGCGGTATCGACGTGCATCGGGCTGGGCGTGAAGCAAATCCAGCAACGCATCGATTCGCTGGCCCGCGAGGCGGCAGACGATTTCGGCGAGTTTCAGGCCGATGCCGGTGCCGCCATCGAGGCAGCGCTGGGCAACCTGAATGCGATGCTCGATACCGCGCGCGATGCGGAAGAACTGCAACAACTGCGTGCGGACCGGGAGAAGCGGGAACGCGAGGCCAAGGAAGCCGCCGAGGCTGCTGCCCGGGCCGCCGAGCAGGCCGAAGCGAAGCGCATTGCCGACGAGAAGGCGGCCGAAGCGCGCCGACAAGCGGAAGCCCGCGCCGCCGAGGAACAGCGCCAGCGCGAGGAAGCCGCTGCTCGCCGCCGCGAGCAAGAAGCCGCAGAGAAAGCCGCCCGGCGCGTGCGGGAGCAGGCCGGCACGTTGCTGGCCCTGCTGGTCGAAGCCCGCCCTCACATCCCGGCCGGAGATCTGGCTGACCGCATCGACGCCACGATCAATGCAGCCACCGGGAGCACAGCATGAGCAACCACGAGCAATTCGCCGCGCAGGCCGTGCAGCAAATGGATGTGAACCTCATCCCCGGGCCGGCGCCGGAAAGCCTCGGGCAACTGTTCGAGGCGCTGGCCACCGCACAGGGGGAATTTCCTCCCATCGCGAAGAACCGCACTGGACACATCCGTCCGAAAGACCCGGGCAAGGCTCCGTATAGCTTCGACTACTCCGATATGCAGGAGATTCGGGACAAGACGACCCCCGCCCTTTCGAAGCATGCGCTGGCGCTTATACAGATCGTCACCGATAGGCCGACAGGCGGAACGCACATCCGCACGATCATTGCCCACAAGTCTGCGGCGCGCGTGGAGTCCTCCCTGAGCATTGCGCGCGGCGATGCGGACATCAAAATCTTCGGCGCATCGATCACGATCCTGCGGCGCTACATCGTGACGGCGTTGCTGAATGTGGCGGGAGACGCGGATCTGGATGAAAGCAGCGACCCGGATGTCGGCGCCGGTCTTTCACCCGTGGCTGCCGATGTGCACCCCGGCATGCGCGATGCCAAGACCATCGGTGAACTCAGCAAGATCATGAGCGCCTTGAGCAAGGAGGAAAAGGCCAAGTACGCCGACTACTTCAACCAGCGCATGCAGGAACTGCGCCCGGCTTCGCAGGAGGTAGCGTGAACGAAGATCAAAGGCAAGTGAGCGCGCCGCCCGCATCGCCTGCCGCGCTGACGGATGAGCAACGCGAGAAGGTATGCGAAGCCGTGGCTGATGCCTTGGGCGGTGCTTACGATTGCATGCGCGTGTGGTCAGCGTGGGGCGCAGGCACGATGGGCTCCGATGATTTTGCGCTGGTCGCGGAAGATGACAGTCGCGTGGCGGAAATTGCTGACGCCGCAATTGCGGCCACCCTCGCCACATCGTCCGTCGCCGCGGTGCCTGCCGCCCCGCAACCGAGCGCCAAGGCGCTGACGGATGAGCAGATCATCGAAACCTACCTGCACGAAGCGGGCAAGGTAATCGTGCGCTGCGCTCATGAACGCGGGGACTTCGCCCCACTCATAGCCACGGTCCGCGCCCTCCTGGCCGCAGAGCAGCCCAGCGGGGACAAGCGCGAGGTGCAATCGTGATCGTCGTTACCTGTCAGCAGGGCAGCGATCAATGGCTGCAAGCCCGTGCCGGTGTGACCACCGCCAGCAACTTCCGCATCGCCCGCTCCCGTAAGCGTGCTGGCGGCGACTGGTCCGACACCGCCCTCAAACTCGCCTTCGGCACCGCCATCGAGCGCATCAGCGGTGCCCCGCTCAATGAGGGTCACGAGACATGGCAGATGCGTCGCGGCCACGAACTCGAACCCGATGCGCGCATCGCCCACCAAGCCGACATCGGCGTCTACGTGCAGCCGGTCGGCATGGTCTTGTCCGATGACCGAGCCTTCGGGGCAAGCGCGGACGGCTGGATCGGCAAGGACGGCGGTGCCGAGTACAAGTGCCTCATCTCCCCTGACGAGCTGCGCACGACGCTGATCGATCACGACCTGGAGAAGTACACGGACCAGGTGCAAGGGAATCTCTGGCTCTCCGGCCGTAAGTGGTGGGACTTCTGCATCTACTGCCCCGCCCTCAAGTCCGTGAAGGAATTCTTCCGCTGGCGCATCGAGCGTGACGACGACTACATCGAGGCGATGGTTGCTGACCTGTGGGAATTCGAAAAGCTGGTGCAGTCCAACGTTGCCGCATTGCGCAAGCTGGCGGCCTGATCGGGGATCGATCATGAAAGGAATCCCAGCTATCCGGAATATCGTGTGGAGACATCCATGAACACCCCTCAGAGTCCATGTATTGCGAGCGCCGAGGCGAAACGTTGCGCGACGTGCGGAGCAACCTCGGCCGTGGAAGCTTGGAACATGTGCAATGCCGCTGGTAAGGCGGTTTGCTACGGCATCACACTCTTCCCGCTGGATGTCCAAATCGGCCGAATCGAGTGCGGTGCAGTCAGAGTCGATACCTCCGACGACGCGTTCGATTCCACACAGAAATCCGAATAGCCGGAATCCCACTCATTCTGTGGCCGGCCTAACAAGGCCGAGAAACGCTATCACGAGCGCGACTTCCCGCGTATCTGCGCCGCCCTGGTGCGGCATATCAATGCCAACACGCAGGCCATCCGGTCTGCATCGGCACATCTGGCCGCCACGGCCACCACCACCAACGAAAGGACTGACAACATGGCAAAGAACGCCACACCGGCCGCATTCAGCGACGAGCCCTACAACCCCATCCCGATGAAACTGGTGGAATCGCACAAGATCAAGGCCGTCGGCTACGACGAAGCCACGCGCACGCTGGCCGTGACGTTCCAGCGCGGCGCCGGCGCGATCTACCACTACCCGGACATCGAGCCGCAGGTGTACGCCGACTTCATCGGCGCCGAGTCGCTGGGCACCTACTTCGGCAAGTACCTCCAGAACCTGCCGTTCAAGAAGTTCCGCGCTCCGGAAGAAGCGGCCGCATAGTCCTCCGTCTCGCTGTAGCCACCAGATCAACCCGACCGCCGCCGGCGCCGGCGGCGCAACTCGCCCCAGGAATTTGACCATGACCAATACCGTCACCGGCGCCGAGCAGCCGGCGCCGTGCAATCTCGAAAACCTGCGGGAGCTGCTGCTGGCCCCGCGTCCCATCGTCCGCGACGAAGACGGCCACCTCACACACCCGGCCCTGCCCATCTGCGACGAGCGCGTGCGCTATGACGAATTGCTAGCCGTCTTCGGAATCGAAGCGCACTACGTCGGCATGGAAAGCGACGACAGCAAGGCATACGAGCGCTACTCGGGCGCCGACGGCCCCGATTGCAGCTACTGGACACCCGCTCCGCCGTCGGGCGACGGCTGGCTGCTGCTGGCGATTTACGACACTGAGGACGGTCCCTACGCGCTGTTTGGTCGCGCCATGCCCAAGGAGGCATGGCCGCGCTACTACGGCGCCAGCGTTGACCTCACCACGCACCTGGTCCGACAGATTGCCTTTTCCTTCTGCACCTTCGGGCCGGGACGGCGCACCAAGGGCGTGATCGACCACATCAGGAGGGAACTGCGCGAAATCGAGGATGAGCCGCACCGCCTCGAAGAGTGGATCGACGTGGTGCTGCTGGCCCTGGACGGTGCCTGGCGCACCGAACTCGGCCATTACAACGGCCACCGGACGACGATGCCGGTCGAAGCCGTGGCCCACACGGCCGGCCGGATCACCGCTGCGCTGGTCGCCAAACAAGCCAAGAACGAGACGCGCGACTGGCCGGACTGGCGCACTGCCGACCTCAACAAGGCCATCGAGCACAAGCGAGGGTAACGACGTGAACAGCAAGGAATTTCGCGCCGAGTTGGTCAAGATCATGCCGGGATACCGCTGGACGGTTCACAAGCCCTACACCGACGGGCGGCTTGAGGCCACCGGCACGCAGTCCAGCGGCTCCAACCGGCTATCCACTCTGTCCATCGTTCGGGTCGAGAAAGAAGGCTGCGAGCCGCTCTACGAGGTCAAATCCTCCGGGTATGGGCTGCGCGCGCCGTGGCTCCACAGGAACAAGGACGGCACGCTCGCCAGGGCCTTGCGGGGCCTTCAGGACTTCTACGAAGTCACTGAAAGCACATACCGCAGCCATGCCAAAGCACTCCAACAAGGGCGGCAAGCCAATGGGGCCCCAGCATGAAGCGCATCTACATCAGCGGGCCGATGTCGGGCATACCTGGACACAACTTCCCCACCTTCCACATCGAGGCGGCACGCCTGCGCACGCTGGGCTACGACGTGGTGAACCCAGCCGAACTCAACTCCGAGCCAGGCAGCAAGCCGTACAACGACTGCCTGCGCACCGACCTGGTGGAGCTGCTGGCCTGCGACACCATCGCCATGCTGCCCGGCTGGCAGCGGTCGAACGGTGCTCACCTTGAAATGCACGTCGCGCACCGCGTCGGCATCGAAATCGTAGAAGCCAAGGACATCCAGGCGCCGCCGGCCACGCCCGTCATGCAAGGCGACGATGCGCCTGCCCCGTCATGGGACGACTGCAAGGTGGCCTACGGAATCGACGACGAAGACGCCCTTTGGGGCGCATGGAAAATCGGAACTCTGGAACTCCCCGCCGGCTGGACGCTGAACGAAACCGATGGTACCGGCGCGCGCATGGTAGCGGTATTTCGGGTCAATGGCATCCCGACAGAGGCCGATAGCCGTTCCGCACTCGCCGCGCTCGCCGCCGCGGGCGCTCGGAGGGCCTCATGACGCCCTGTCAGTCCTACATCCCCGGCCGGCTCTGCCGCGACGGCTTCCCGACGGGATACCCGGCCAGCAGCGCATGCACTGGCCGCACCTGCATGTCCTGCGGCCGCCCCAACGACATCGTGCCGGCATGCCAGCGCGAAGACCTTGACGCGCGCTGGCTTGATGACGCCGGCCGGCCGCGCTACGCGAATATCAACGGAGGCAATCATGCCGAGCAATGAAAAGGTCGTTCCCTACGACTCGCCCGAGGCAGCCAGCATCAAGACCGTCACGGGCTGGGTGGATCGTCACGGGCGCTTCTGGGGCAACGACGAGCATATGGCGCGCTGGAGCGGGTGTACGCATCAGAAGTGCCCGAAGTGCGGGAGCCTCAAGAAGGCTCGTGGCTATTGCAAGCCGTGTCACGAAGCCGGAGAAATCGAGAAATGGCAGGCGATGCCGCGCATGCCGTGGGACGGCATGGCGATGTTGTATTCCCAGGCGGCCGACCGCTACTTCAGCGACATCGAAGCGGTGGACGACTACTGCAACGACAGCAAATCCGATGTCGAGTCGCTACGCCTGGTCATCTGCACGCCCAACATCGCGCTCCCCATCGATCCGGAAGAGCACTACAGCGATGACATGCCCGAGGACGGTGGCAACCTGCCCATCGCCCTGCAAGAGGCATTCGCCGCGCTGAACGACGCCATCCGGGCCTGCGCTGAGCCGCTGTCCTGGTCGCCCGGCAAGACCGTGCCGACGCCCGAATCCGTTTCCATCGACTGCAAGGGGTAGCCCATGCTCGCCCGCAACGCCACCATCTTCACCTTCTCGGGCATTACGCCAGAATCCATCGACGCGGCCATGCAGCGCCGCCAGTTCCTGCCTTGCGGCGCGGCCGAGGCTTCGAGCAGGGGCTTCATTCCTCCCATCGATGGCGCGCCCGATCTGACGCGGCACGTCGGCGGCGTGACGGCCATCGCCATGCGCGAGGACGACAAAATCCTGCCGGCGTGCGTCGTCCAGGCCGAGGTCAAGCGCCGCGCCGACGAGTTGGAAGAGCAACAGGGATTCCGGCCCGGCCGCAAGCAAACGCGCGAGCTGAAGGAGGCCGTCACCGACGACCTGCTCACCAAGGCATTCGTGCGAACGACCGTCGTGCGCGCGTGGCTCGACTTCAACGCCGGCCTGCTGGTGATCGACGCTTCGAGCGAGTCGAAGGTGGACAACATGATCGGCGTGCTGCTGCGCAGCTTCTCCGAGGCGCCCACCCTGTCGCGCTGGCGCACCAAGGGCATTCCCACCCACCACTTCACGAACTGGATTCAGGCGGCCGAGGCGCCCGCCGGCTTCACTATCGACGACCGGGCACTACTCGCCAGCGCCGACGGCGGGAAGATTCGCCTGGTCAACCAGAGCATGGACGATGCCGAGGTGCGCAAGCTGGTTGAGAAGGGCCGCACCTGCGCCGAGCTGGCGATGACCTACGACGACAAGCTCTCGTTCGTGCTGACCCACAACCTAGTGCTGCGCCGCATCGCACACACCGGCATCAACGAAGAGCGCAACCCGATCCAGCAGGACATGCTGGAGGAAGAGCGCCGCGATGCTGAAATCGTGCTGAATGCCGGCGCGATCCGCGAAGCCTTCGCCGCCGTCAACGAAGTCATAGGCGGTCTGGCCGAGAACGAGGAACCGGCCGGCACGTCGATTTCCACGGTCGGCGCCGAGGACGACCCGCTGTACGAGCAGGCCCGCAAGATCGTCGTCGCCAACGGCCGCGCGTCGATTTCCCTGGTGCAGCGCCACCTGCGCATCGGCTACAACCGCGCCGCGCGACTGCTGGAGAACCTGGAGCACTCTCGCGTGGTGAGCCCGATGGACAACACCGGCTCGCGTCGCGTGCTCGTTTCGGCCGCCGAGGCGTAAGGCGGCGCGATGAAGAGCATCTTCGCCTGCCTGGGTGGCGCCTTCGTCCTGCTGTTCATCCTAGGTGCCACCGGCCTCATCGACTTCCACGTCTGCATCGGCGCGCCGGGCACCTGCTCCGTCTCCATCACCAGGGGCACCAAGTGACCCGCAAGAGCGTGATTCCCTGCCGCGTCTTCGGCGGCCTCAGCCCCAAGACGGGCAAGCTCGTCTGGAGCCGTCACCGCTGGGACGGCGGCGCCTGGGGCGTCGGACGCTGCGAGTTCTGCGGCCGCTCCCTCGACGAGGTGACGCGCCGCGACACCCCCACCACGAAGGAACCCCGATCATGAATACCGATCCCCAAACTGCCGCCATAGCGCAGCCCGGTGACGAAACTGCCTGTTGCGCCGCCGTCAGCGCGCTGCTGCGCCTGCGGCACTGCCTCTCGTACAACGACAGCTACTGCGGCGAGCCCGCCGGCGAAGTGAAGCGCGCTGTGGTGCGCTGGTCGCACCTGGGCGCGACTCCCCTTCCGGTATCGGCGCAGGAATCAAAGGGGGAGCGCGAAGCATTCACCGCGGACATGATAGCCGCCGGCGCACGCGACTATGGCGACAACACCTGGGAATGGGATGACGCCGATTTCCTGTTCAGGTTCTGGAAGCACGCTCGCGCTACTCCGGCAGGCTCCGCTTCGCCGGTGGACGTAGACCTTCACCATCTGCGCGCGCATGGCCATCAGCAAGTCGAGGGACTTTCCAAAACCGGGCCGGAGCTTACCAGTTCGGCCGCCACGGCTGGAACTGTGGCCGCGGACCCATGCGCCGCACATATCCCCACCGAAACCACACAGCACATCACCGACTGAGGCGCACCATGAGCGGAAAGAGCTGGACGGAGGAGGAGGATGCCGCGCTGTGCGACGTATGGGACTTGCCCACCTCGCTCAAGGTGCATCTGCACCTGTTCCCGGATCGCACCTACCGCGCGGTGATCTGCCACGGCTGGGAACTGGGCCTGAGCAAGCGGGACATGAAGACCTATCCGCACTACTCGCCGGTCTGGGACGCGCTCTCGCGTGTCATGCGCGAGCACGATGCCCCGGCGTCGGCCAAGGAGCTGTCCCACATCAGCGGCATCCCGCTGCGCTCAATCATGACGCAGCTCAAGAGTCATCGCGGCACCGATTGCTACGTGGCCCAGTACATGAAGGTCGGTAAGCGCGGCGTGGTGATGGCGCGCTGGCGCCTCGGCAACCAGCCGGACGCACCTTGGCCGGCGCGCACCCCCACATCGGTCCTCAACAAGCGCGCGTACAAAGCGTTGAAGGAGAACCGGCCCGACCTGCTCGCTGCGCGCCTGGCCCGGCAGCGCCTCCGCTACGCCGAGAAGACGGGCAAGCTGATCCGCCGCGATCCGGCTGCGGCCTGGTTCTGAGGGTGGCGACATGCCCATCGAGCGCCCGCGCCAATTCGCCAGCAAGCCCCAGTACGGCATGCCGCTGGGCCCTGCGGATGTGGATGTCGTTCGAGCCGATCTGGCGGTGCTGCGCGACGAGACGATGAACCTGCGGGCCGACTGTGCCCGCGACCTGGTGCAGACCACCCAGGTCCGCATCGAACTGGACAACGCCGCCGACCGCGCGGCCTGACATCCCACCACCACACATCATGAACAACAAGACGACTTTCAGCCGTTTCACGATCATCGCGCGCGCCATCATCGACGCCTACAAGGAGCACTACGACTTCCCCACGCAGGGCGAGTCACACATGCAGGACTGCATTGTGAGCGAGTTGGAAAAGCTCTGGCCCGCGATGTGCAAGGGCCTGAACTGTGGCTGCACTGATGGCCGCAGCCATTCTCCCGAGTGCGATGCACAGCATGCCGCAGTCATTGCTGGAGGCACGTTCTTGAGCGATGCGCCAGCCGCGCCTCAGGTTGGTGAAAGCGTCTTGCGCGAGGCGTCGCGCTGGCTGCACGCCGCGTATGACCGTCCGCCACAGACGCCCGACTGCGCTGCGATGCTGGCCTTGGTTGATGCCGCGCTCGCAGCGCAATCGGCGCCGCGAGCCGGAGAGGATGTGCGGCCCACAGGTACGCTCGTTGGGCCGGGGGGCGGCTGGATCATCAACCCCGACGCCGCACAGGCAGCGCCGCAGGCCCAGCCGAGCGACACCGCTGGCCATGCACTGGCCTCCTTGGTCGCCTACTTGAGGGAAGAGGCGGATTTCAATCGCTCTTGGACCGACGGCCGGCGCGGCGATCTCGTGCCGGGTGAAGAATATGCCAAGCGGCGACTCGAACTTGCGCAGCGCGCCGACGACTGGGCGGATGCGGTCGAACGGCTGTCCCGCTACGGTGCCGCGCCGCAATATCACGACAGCACGCTGGGCCCGCACGTCGGCAATTCTTCGTTCGAGTCCTGGTTCAGCGACTACGACCCAGCCGGCAAGGGCGACAAGCAGCGTGCCCGGGATGCCTACGCTGCCGGCAGAAAGGATACCAAGCGTTTCGCCGTGCCCCAGGCCCAGCCGAGCGACGAGGAAATCGACGCCATCTGGAAAGAAGGCGCGCTGCGCACGGATTTGGAGCCATCCACCCGTGGCGTGTTCCGATGGGCTGCTCGCGCCCTGCTGTTGCGCTACGCTGCCGCGCCGCAGATCGGTGACGACGAAACCAGCATCTGGCCCATCGTCAATGTGACCGTGGACGCCCAGGGAAATATCACCGAGGCGAAGTGCTATGCCCCCGGCCTGCCGCCTGGGAACCATGATGTCTATCCCGTGCGCGTGCCCTACATGGACGAGCACACCGAGGCATGGCATGCGGTGTTCAACGCCCTGCTCGAAGTGGCGCCGGATGTCATGGGCGGCCACGGGAATGGCATCGAGTGCGCGGTGCGCGCCATCAAGCATCTGGCCGAACGGTCCGCGCCGCAGGCCGGAGAGGATCAACTTCCCCTGGTGCCGAGCGCCTATGTTGACGGCGCCTACATAGGCTACAGCAAGAGCGATCTTCAGGCGTATGCCCGAGCAGCACTTGCGATGCGGGCCGGAGAGGATGCGCAGCCGGTCCCGGCTTTCTATGTCTGCGATGCGGATGTCGCTCGTCTGGCAGACCGCCGTTTGGCTGGCAAAGTAGTCATGCTGAACAAGGAAGCTGGCCCGGGCATGACAGCCTACTACGCTATCCCGCAGCCAGTAGCCCAGGCTGTGCCGGCCGTGCCGGAAAGCGCGCGCTGCAAGGAACTGACCGATGCTGAAATCGAGCGCGGCTGGCACGCCACATTCAGCACCAGCAACCCGTACTGCCCGTGCAATCTCAAGTCGTTCACCAAGGCCGTGCGCTGGGCCGTGGCCGCGCTCACCACCCAAGGAGCGAGCCATGATTGAGCTGCGCCCTGTGACGCGGGACGTGGCCGACGACTACATCCGCAGACACCACCGCCACCACGGGGTGCCGGTGGGCGCCCTGTGGCGCCAAGCGGTCCACGATGACACCGGGCGCCTGGTCGGTGTGGCCGTGTCCGGCCGGCCTGTGGCTCGTGCTCTCGATGACGGCCTGACCGTCGAAGTGACCCGCCTCTGCACGGATGGCACGCCGAACGCATGCAGCATGCTCTACGCCGCCGCGCGTCGAGTTGCGCAAGACAAAGGCTACCGGCGCGGCCTGACCTACATCCTGGAGACCGAGGACGGCGCCAGCCTGCGCGCCGCCGGCTGGCGGCTCCTGTGGCACGTCAAGGGTCGCAGTTGGGACTGTCCTAGCCGGCCGCGCACCGACAAACACCCGACAGACGACAAGCAGGCATGGGGATGGGGTTCCTGGCCTGCGGCGGAAGCAAGCTGAGGGGACTTTAACTTCCACGATCCAATCACACCATGACCGAAGAAACGACGATTACCGAAGACGACCGCACGCGCTCGCGTGCGGCGGGCGAGAAAGCAAAAGCCATCTGGCTCCAGGCGGTGGTGCCGATCCTCACCTTCCAGATGGAGGGCATGGACGGCATCGAGGCGGCCGGCTTCACCGGCGCGCTGTGCGGCTCCTTCTTCCGCACCCTGGCCGAAACCTTCGGCAAGGAGTTCGCGGAGCAAGCCTTCCGAACCGCCGCCGACAACTCGGCGGCGGCAGCACCGGCAGCCAGCGAGGTGCACTGATGCAGACCATGACACTGGAAGAATTCAGGGCCGCGTGCATCGCGCAGTCCCCGAGCCACGACGTGCTCGTCGTCAAATGCCCGATGTGTGGCACGCTCCAGACGGCGCGCGAACTGATCGCGGCCGGTGCCGGCGCGGACTTCGACGCGGTGGAGCGCTACCTGGGCTGGTCCTGCATCGGCCGCTTCACCGGCGCGCCAAGCCCGCGCACGAAGCCGGACGGCCAACCCTGCAACTGGACCCTCGGCGGCATGTTCCGCCTGCACAAGCTGGAAGTGGTGACGCCGGACGGCGAGAAGCATCCCCGTTTCGAGCTGGCGACCCGCGAGGAAGCGGACGCACACCGTGCGGAGATGCAGCCATGATCCGCGACAGCGAGAAGCAACACTACCTGCGCTGGCTCGCCAGCCTCAAGCCGGGCGACAAGGCAGTGCTGACCGGCTACACGGGCTACGACCGTTCGCCGACGATCCTGACGGTGCAGCGCCTCACCCCCACGCAGATCGTCGGCAGAGCGGGCGTCGCAGGCCGGGAGATGCGCTTCCGTCGCTCCACTGGCGTCATCCTGGGCAAAGGCTACTCCCGCCTCAATCCCATAACGGATGAGGTGCTGGCGGAGGTCCACCACTATGAACTGCGCCGGTGGTTGAGCGATCTGACCCGTGGCCGCGACGATGAAATCAGCAAGATCCCGCCCGCCGCGCTGGAGGTGATGCGCGCCGCCTACATGGCCGCCATGATCGACCACCAGGCCGAAAAGGCGAAGAAAGCGGCGAAGGGGGCGGCATGAAGAAGATGCCCCTCTCCAAGCTGATCGAAGCCGCCGCGGAGCACGGCCTGGTGCTGGTGCCAACCGAGCCCACGGCGCAGGCGATGGGCTTGGCATCGCTCGCGGTCTGGCCGCAAGCCTCGCGCGCTGACATCGCACTGGCACGCTGCGCTGCGCTGGTCGTGTTGCAGCACAGGGATGCCATGCCGGGCGTGACCCTGGATCAACTGACCGCGACCATCGCCACGATGGCGCCGGCCTACCGCGCGATGGTGCAGGCGGCTGCCGTGAAAGCGGAAGGAGGTGCGGCATGCGCTTCCTGACCCAGTTCTGCAACTACGGCCGGATGTTCCAGATGGTGACGCGGCGCGGCCCGTGGCGGCGCCGGGGAGAAACGCGATGACGAAACCCTACCTCGATGCGCTGGGCCGGCCCGACCCCGCGCTGACCGAGCACGAGCTGATGCGCACTGCCCGGGATGCCGCTGATCGCCTGCATGCGCTGGTCCATCAGCTCCGCTACGTGCACGGCAATGCCGAGATGGAGCGCGACGCTGCGCCGGTGCTGCGCGGGCTGGAAGCCCAGGTGAACGCGCTCCAGCAGGAACTCATCACCCACCGCGCCCGGGCTGCGCACCGCGCCCGCGTCGAATACGACCGCCTGATGCGAGGGCCGCTGCTATGACCGAGCACAGCCAACCGATTGCATGGGTGCATGAGGAAGACCCATCGCGTGCAATCTCCGCATTGCAGAAGACCGGCATGCTGCGAGGTGGTGGTGCCGGCGCTTCGTCGGTCCGCCCTTACTCAATCGCTGCATTTGGGCATGCCGCCCCGCAATCGGGTGCCAAGGTGCTCACGGAGGAAGAAATCCACACCTTGGCGCTGCGCGCAGCAAACGCTGCTGCCACCGCAGGCGGCGATAGGCTCGATGCCGCCCTTATAGCCATCCGCACCCTCCTGGCTATAGAGCAGCCCATCGCAGCATCGGCGCGACTCAATCCGGCGCTAGTGGCTGATGACCAGCTCCTTGTCATCGCACGGCGCAACCTCCATGCCTACCTATCGAAGGCCAGCTTCGCTACCAACGTGGACCGCCAGGCCGCATTGACCTGCCTGGAAGTGTTGGGGGAAGCGCTCGATTCCATCTGGCGGCAGGCCGATGCGAATCAATCTTCAGCCTGGGCGAGATAGAGCGAGTCGTCTTCACCTCGGTGTCTGGGATCGACACGCACAAGCGCATTACGGGCACCACAGCCAACGCAGAGGAAATGCAGCCCTCGCTCATCAATGGCTGGCTCCGCGGCCGTGAACATCACCAACAGCCCACATTGCTTACAGGTCCACATCGCAACCTCCTGCATAAGTAGGGAAATCCAGTATGAATGAAAACCAGAAGGATGAAAACGATCAGCCGGCTGCATCTCGTGCCAAGCAGCCCGGCGCAACGCAGTTTGCATGGATGCCGAAATGGATTTCCGTGTCGGATCAATTGCCGAAATACAGCCGGGAACTTGACTCCCTTGGCGTGGAGGTTCTCATCTGGCCGCACACGGGGCATGGAGAAGCTACCGCCTTTTATGGACGCCGGCTCGGTAGTCGTGCGCGGTTTTATCGGTACGGCGCGGAAGTGCATGGCGTCACCCACTGGGCGCCCATTCCCGCGGGGCCGAACAAGCATCCCTCCATCTCATCCGCCGACGGCACAGCGGCGCGCAAGGCCGGCGCGAGCGATCCGCAGGATGCAGCCCGGTTCGTCGCACTGGCCAGCTCCATATTGACCCATATGAACGGCTCCACCATGACCGCCGAGCAGCGGCGCGTTCAAGAGGCATTCGAGACGCTGGAGCAGTCGCCTCTCACATTGCAGATCGTCCGCGCCCGTATCGACGCCGCAATTGCCAAAGGAACGAGGGAATGAGCAAGTACCAGACACTCGATGAACTGATCCTAGCGCGGATCGATAGCGGCCACGCCCAGTTCAATTCGATCTTCGCTGGCGCAGTCCAGGCCGAATGCACACGCATCGCCGAACGCGAGAGCAAAAGAGACGCCTTCCGTGTTCTGGATGGTCGCCTTCAAGCCATGCGCCGTGCCGGAAAGTTGCGATTCAGCGGCGGCGGCAAAGGCATGGGTTGGCAGCGCGTTGATACCCAACGCAAGGGAGACGCATGATGGCCTGGCCCGCGATCCGGCGCCTGCTCCACGCGCGCAAGGTGGAGGTGCACACCGACGACGAGCTGTTGGCGCACTGGCGGCGCTACGAAATCCATGTGCAGCGCGAGGTGCCGGACGACCGCGCCGGGGATTGGTACATCACCGTCCGAGTGTACGAGGCGGGGCTCATCTATGACGGCTGGTGGCGCGACAGCGCTGACAAGACGCTGGCCGAGGCGGTGGAGGAAGCCTTTCGCGGTGCCTGCCTGCTGGAGAAATTGGAGGCATCGAACAATGGCTGAGAACAAGAAATCCGGCCTGAGCGCGCCCGACGGATCTGCGCCGAGCGCATCGCCGGCTTATACCGCCGACGAGGCCGCCTATGTGATCGACCGGCTGGCGAAGATGTTGGCGGGCGTCGCTATCGCATTGAAGGGGCCGGACCTCGCGCAGCATCGCCACAGCTACCACGATCTGGTCGAGGTAGCGGAGAAAACGGTGCTTGAACTGGATCTGTACCGCACCATCTACGGCAACACGATCCCGGCAGAGCCGAGCGCATCGCCTGCTGTGCTGACGGCGCAAGTGCGGTCCCGCCTTGAATTTGAGGCGGTAGGACTGAAACGCAGCACCAACCCCATAGACCGTGAGGCCAGCGATGCGCTGCTCTCCCTGCTCGCCGCGGCGCCTGCGACCCCGCAGCCAGCAGACCAGGCTGCGCCGATCCCTCTGGATACGATCCGCGAATGGGCGGCGCAGCGCATCCGCGCTTGCGGCCCGGCTGGCGTGACGGATCAGGTCGCACTGCTGGAGGATGCCGTGCGCTGGGCCGAGAGCCAGCACCGGGATTTCCCCACCCAGGCAGCTCCGGCCGTGCCGCTGCTGGCGCCCGACCACAAGGGTATGCGCGTCAGCTATTCCGGGATGCTCAGTCAGGCCGCCAATGCCCTGGTGGTGGGCTGCAAGGCGCCCGGCCTGGCCGAGGGGCTGCGGCAGCTACAGGGCCATCTGGGCGAGGTGGGCGCGCGCTGGTACGCCGGAGACATCGCCGTGGTGGACGAGATCCTGCAACTCTACTGCGTCAGCACCGAGGCGCGGGCCTTCCTTGCTACCAAGGGAGGTGCAGCATGAAGGCGCTCACCATCTGCCAGCCCTACCCCCATCTCATCATGATCGGGGATAAGCCCGTTGAGAACCGTACCTGGCCGACACGCTACCGTGGCCTGCTGGCGATCCACGCGGGGAAAAGCCGCGAGTGGCTTGGTGCTGGGGACGAAGCCCGTGCCGCCGCTGCCGGCACCCCGCTGGTGTTCGGCGCCATCGTGGCCGTCTGCACCCTCGCGGATTGCCTGCGCGTGGCGGACATCGAGGCCGGGAAGTTCGATGAACGGTATCCGCAGCTTCGCAGTCGAGCCCACTGCTACGGCCCGTGGTGCTGGGTACTGACCGACGTGCAACGACTCGTTTTGCCCGTGCCCTGGCGCGGCGCTCAGGGCCTGTTCGAGGTTCAGGGCGCAGTCATCGATGCACTCGCCACCCAAGGAGCCAATCATGGCTGACCACATCACAGCGACCGTGCGAGTGACCCTGCAAGTCGAGGTCACTGTCGGCAACTGGAGCCCCAACGAATCCTTCGCATCGCTGCGCGAGCAGGCGACTCGTGAAGCCAATCAGGCACTCGCAGGCGCGCTGCGGGGCGAACCCATGCGCGTCGTCGGCAAGCCTGTCGCCATGCATGTCACCCTAAGTGGGGAGGCCAACCATGCTGACTGATGGAATGCCCCTCACGCTGTCTGGAGATGAGAATGTCCCGGACATGCCACTGACGAACTCCCAGGTGAACCACTTGCGACGGCTGCTCGCATGGATGCGCTGCGAATACATGCTCGATGAGGATATGCAGCGTGGTTTCGTGCGCGGAGCACACGAAACCGTTGCGGCCGGGCTGTCCTCACCAGAACGGGCATCGGAGATGCTGAACGCCAAGGCACAGGAAATTCTCGCAGTCCCGGCCTACATCCGCCAGGCCGTGAAGATGCTCACCAAGGCATTGCGTGAGCATGAAAAAAAATCTGGAATTGTGGAGGTCGATCATGTTGATTGACGGAAAGGAATGGCAGATGGTGCCGGTGGAGCCGGATAGCGCAATGGTGTGCGCGGGTGAGGCAACCACCGGGCCACGCCCATGCTGGCTCGCCATGCTCGCCGCAGCTCCCACGCCGCCAGCCGCGCAGGGCGACAATTTCTCGGGTTGCAAGCCGCCCATGACGCGCATCGCCGGGGTAAGCGCCGACGTGATGAAGCGCGCCGCCGAGGCCAACCGCTCTTTTGGCGAGCCGCTGCCCGCATGTCGCCCAGGCCGCTGGCGCGATGGTGATGCCTGCGAGCCGAGCGCCAGCGCGCAAGATGCGGCCGAACTGCTGGAATCAAAGGCAAACAAGCTGGAGTCCGGCAAGCGCGTGCCGCAAGTGGATCGCCACATGGCTGACGTGCTTCGCCGTGCGGCAGAGGAAATTCGCGCCCTTCCTGGCGCCAGCGCGCAACAAGCGGAGCAATTGCCGGTCGAGCTGCGGGCGGTGGCCGAGACGGTCGCCGACGGCGGCGGCTTCTGGACGCCATGCACGGGATGCTACGACACCGAGGACGGCCGCCCGACACAGAAGTACGCCCACAGCGATGTCTTTGGCTGCGAGATGGGCAATGGATGCCGTGAGTGCGGTGGCTTGGGCGCCGTGTGGGACGATACCGACTATGCCGCGATGGCCGAGTTCATGGAGCAACCGGACGCCGCCCCTGCGCTGAGCGAGCAACAGGCGGAGC